GGGGGGTTGACACAACATCTATTAATGTGTATTTGAATGAGATAGAGGGTATAGCGACGTTTCCGATCTGGAACATGTCAGGACAACTTGCAGGTTACCAACAATATAATCCAGCACGAGCAAAATCATTACACATAGAAGGCGTAACTTGCAAGAGTGAACTAAAATACTTTACGTATGCCGGTTTGGAAGGTGATCCACTCCGTAGAAAAGGCAAGAAAAAGCTTCTTGTTTGGGGTCTTGAGTATCTTGAGCTGTCTACTGCTACAATATTCATAACTGAAGGTATTTTTGATGCGATCAAAATCTTAAATGCTGGGTTCCCTTGTATCGCTGTGTTATCTAACGATCCCCACTACTTAAAATCATTTTTTATGGCCTTGAACCGACCATTGATTGCTATATTGGATAAGGGCAAAGCTGGAGCAAAGCTAGCAAAATATGGTAACAAAGCTCATACAATCCCAGAAGAATTTGGCGATCTTGGAGAAATGTCACAGGGTGAGGTTAATAAATTTTTAGGCGGGCTGGGGTATATATCCTGATGTTTCACCAGTGTTCATGTATCATCATCTAGTTAACTTTAACCTCATATGTATTGGGTACTAAGGCATAAAATTCAATGATTTACGATGTAACGTCAATATATAATACTACATGCTCATCACGATTAGAGAACTTCGGGAAGCAATTTCAAATCAGCTGGTAGAAACTAGCTTGAAAGAGCTAATAAATTGCCTTCTTACAGAAGGCACCATTGATGACATTAAAGCAAGATCTGATAGACATTCTGAAGAATGGGATGAAGTTTTCGAGAAACTTCAAATCCTCCCCCAAGCTAAACTAAAACAATACCTCACGTGGCTTGAACGTGTTTCACGTTCAAATCAAGAGCCCCTAAGAGATATTTCACCTTTAATCATTTCTTTCGACAAAGCTAAAAGCAGGCAGAAGTTAAAGGGAAAAGACACAGATATTAACGCCTATAAGACCCCTGGGGATCTTCATCGGAAGCTTGAAGAGCTTCCTGATGATTCTAAGATAGATTTCAAGGCAGCATCTGGCGATGCTGACAAAGTTTATGAATCAGACAATTTTGTTGTTTTGATGCCCCGAAGCCTTGATGCTTCGTGCGCGCTTGGGCGCGGCACGGCATGGTGCACAGCAAGGACCAAAGGTGAGAACTTATTTTACAATTACATAATAAATGATGGCGTCATTCTTTATTATGTTCTTGACAAGCATGATAAAAAAAGAAAGTGGTCAATTGGGGCAGTCAATGGCGAAGTACAAGAGCCTGAGTATGGTTCTGTAACAGTTGACGAAGATAACGATGATTTTGATTTTAGTTTTGAGTTCGAAGAAGAAGAAGAAGACATTATAAATGCTATTACACTGCATTCAAAAAAAGTAAAAGAGCACCCAGCAATAAAAGATATCAAGAAAGCAGTAACGTCAGTCTCAAGATTTAAAAAGCTCGTTAAAGGCATGCGAGTCCCAGCAATTTTAGCTTTATTGAGTTCATTAGAATCAGCAGGTAATAAATTATCTGGTGAAGTTAGTGATTATACCAACGAAATTATAATACCGGCTTTAACAAAGATGACAACAAGCGAAAATGAGGGTGTGCGAGAAGAAGCATCTCATAGTTCTCGCACACCTCCAGAGCTTCTTGCTACATTGGCTTCTGATGATAACTGGTTTGTGCGTCGCGGCGTTGCTCGTAACCCTTCGACACCCGAGCAAGTATTAATGACATTTATAGACGGCGATGATAAAGATCTTCTAGCTCAAGCTGCAATGACTGTTACAGATCCGAAAACAATCACCATGCTTGCCAAACGTCCCAACCAATCGATCCAGTATGCTGTCTTAAATAATAAAAATGCTTCGCATGAAGTTTTTAAGATACTTGCGACAAATGATATTCCATTTGTTACCTCCACACTATCACGCCGACCGGCCCTCGGATTTGACATTTACGAAATTTTAGCAAAGAGTAGTAACGCAGGTGTCAGGCGCAACGTCGCCGAAAATCTCTCGACACCAGATGAAATTGTTGTTATGCTTAGAAAAGATAAAAATGATTCTGTGAAATTTGCTGCAGACAATAATTATTAGCAGCAAAGACATACACAGGTAATTTACCATCCAGCAAACCTATGTGTATTATTATGCATGAGCTATATACTGGCGTTAGATGTTAGCACAAGCGTAATCGGATGGTCTATATTAGAAGAATCGAATCTGCTTCTATCGTATCCGGCTAAAATGGGTTATATCGACCTTAGAAAAGTTAAATCTGGTTTCTGGGGTAAAGTTGACATCACGAAAGAATCATTAAAAGCTCTAAAGTATGACATTGATTTATACAACTTCTCAATAACGAAACTAGCGATAGAAGATCCAGTAAAGAAATTCAGACGTGGTATGTCATCTGCGAACACGATTGCTTTGCTTGCAAAATTTAACATCATGGTATCATATTTTGCACGTGAACTGTTTTTAATTGACCCAATCTATATAGACGCAACAGCGGCACGTAAAGCAATTGGTATTCCATTACTATCAAAGAAGAAAGCTGGAGGTAAGAATCAAAAAGAGCAGACGTTTGAATATCTTTCCAACTCAGTTTTTAAGCATGAAGTTTGGGAGCTGAATAGGAATAAGAAAGTTCAGCCATATTGTTTGGATAAAGTTGATGCTTACGTTATTGCTGAGGCTTGCAATCTAGGGCTGGGTGATCCTGCATAATTCGTGTGTGTGTGCAATAGTTATCGTATATGCTCATCACGATTAGAGAACTCCGGGAAATAATTTCAAATCAGCTGGTAGAGGCCCGCATAAAAGACCTAGCCAGACAATTACTCTCAGAAGGTGCGATTGATGATGTCAAAGCAAAATCTAACAGGTCTCCAGAAGAGTGGGATGAAGTTTTAGAAAAACTTCAAGCTCTACCTCAAGCCAAACTAAGACAATATCTTATGTGGCTTGAACGTGTTTCACGTTCAAATCAAGAACCTTTAAGAGACATTTCGCCCCTCATTATTTCTTTTGATGGCGCCAAAAGCAGACAGAAGCTAAAGGGAAAAGACGCAGACATTAATAGTTATAGAACGGCCGGTGATTTACACAGGAAGCTTGAAGAGCTTCCTGATGACTCTAAGATAGACTTCAAGGCAGCATCTGGCGATGCTGACAAAGTTTATGAGTCAGACAACTTTATTGTTCTGATGCCAAGAAGCATCCAGGCTTCTTGTGCAATCGGAAAGGGCACAACATGGTGCACTGCAAGAACAAAGGGCGAGAATCTATTTTATAGCTATATTTTAGAAGGTACAACATCACTTTATTATGTTCTTGATAAACATGACGAAAATAAGAAGTGGTCAATCGGAACAATCGGCGGTGAGGTACAACCATCACACCCGAATGAAATGACTGTTAACCAAAATAATCAGCAGTTTGATTTCCAGGAAGCTTTTGGTGATGAATGGCCCAAGATACATGCGGCTATCGAAATGAGCCGTGCAATCGATGACGTCCACCCAGCAATAAGAGATATCAAGAAAGCAGTAACGTCAGTTCCAAGATTTAAAAAATTCGCTCAGGGCTTAAGACCACCCGCATTCGTCGCAACTACAAATCAATTCAAGAATATTGCTGGCTTAAAGCCAACAAAAGACGTTCAAGATTATATTATTGTTTTAAATAACCACCACTATTCAAAAATGTCAAAAAGCAAAGATGTCCGCATTCGACAAGATGTAGCTTATAATACAAGCGTACACGTTGATACTTTGAGAGAACTTGCAAAAGATAAAGATGCAACGGTTAGGCATTGCGCAGCATCAAACCCAAATACACCAGTTGATTCCTTAAAAGAGCTTGCGAAAGATCCTGATGAAACTACACGGTACAATACATTACTTAACCCAAATATACCAGTTGATACTTTGAGAGAACTTGTGAAAAGTAAAGATAAACAGACTAAACGTGGTATAGCATCAAACCCAAATACACCTCCCGACTCCCTGGAAGAGCTTGCAAAAGATAACGATCACCAGACAAGGCAAAATGCTGCGTCCAATAATATGCCCCCTGAGACTTTAAGAGAACTTTCAAAAGACCCAGGTGCAAATGTCCGGCGTGCGGTGGCGATGAACCACCGCACGCCGGGTGATGTCTTAAAAGCTCTTATAAAAGATAAAGCCGCAGGAGTTAGGTGGGGTTTAGCGAATAACCCCAATATATCACCTGATATATTAAGGGTACTTGCGAAAGATCCCAATAGTTCAGTTAAGACATGTGTAGGACTCAATAAAAACACACCAGATGATGTTCTGTTCGCACTTTTGAAAGATGAAGACATAGATGTCAAGTGGGCCGCCTCACGTGCCTGACTGGAGTCTGTTACCTGATTAACACTATTTACCATATACATGTATAATCATATATGATTAAACAAGAATTTGCTCTTGATATACATGGGGATAAGCTATGTGTCGCATAGTACACATTGGTGACGTGCATTGGCGGGGCCTTCAACGCCACGAAGAGTATAGAAGAGTTTTTGAAAAATTATTCGAAGAACTAAAAGTAACAAAGCCTGATATCATCATGATAGCAGGCGATATCGTTCATAACAAAACGCAAGGAATATCACCAGAACTGATTGATCAGCTTACTTGGTGGTTCAAAGAGATGGTCAAGATCTGTGATGTCCACGTAATTCTAGGGAATCATGATGGGAATCTGGTAAACTCTTATAGGCAAGATGCAATATCACCCATCATTAATGCAATAGATGACGACAGGATATTCCTGTATAAAGAGTCTGGAACATATAATTTTGCCCCAGGTTATAATTGGTGCGTATTTTCAGTTTTTGATGAAGAAGGATGGAGTAGAGTAAAGCCTGTAGAGGGTGAAATAAACATTGCGTTATTTCATGGTTCTGTTACAGGTAGCGTTACTGATGCAGGTTGGGAACTTGAATCAGAATTAGCTGTCGATTTTTTTAAAGATTATGATTATGTTATGCTTGGTGATATCCACCGTCAGCAATTTCTTGATTACAGAGAATATGAGATTGAAATAGACGAAGAAGATCTTCACAAGTACCCTAATGCTGAAGTCATTTCGTAGAGATTAGATGAAAATAAAGATTAAAAAGCCCTATATCGGATATAGCGGATCAACAATTATGCAATCTTACGGCGAAGAGCCTGGGAAAGGCTATTTGCTATGGGAAATTAGAGCAAAAAAAGATTTTGATGTTACATTCAAGAAAATTGAACATGATAGAGAGTTTTGGACGATCGATTGGAAAGGGACTATTAAAGATACCGTCAGTGCGATAAATAATGTACCAAAAGGGGCCCGAATCCGCGTCAGATCAAATGCACTGATCACACAGACTGAAGTTAAGCAGCTTACGAATGAGATAAAGGCTGTAAGAGGTGCATCTGAGGTCGTTTTCAAAGATGAACATATCGTCGACTCGAACGTCATTGATACACAGAATATATCTCTGCAAAAAACAGACCTTCGTGATCCTGACATTATGCTTAAGCTGTTTCGTGAATTTTTCAAGGAGGATGAGTTCTCTGATAAAGAGTGGGTTGAGGTACGAGATATGATAAAAAAGTACACTGCCCGTGCTGTGGTTGATGATCAGACTGCTCGTGGTATTAGATGGTCATTAAAAGAAATGACATTCGATAACACATTCGGGTACGGCTCAGGAAATAGAGTAAATTTTAAGAACTTACGTGGCATAACAGGCATTTTTGGAGCAAATAGAATAGGCAAATCATCATTATTAGGAACGCTACTCTTTGCGTTGTTTAACCAATCAGACAGAGGGTCAATAAAAAACCTTCACATGATAAACATCAGGTATAATCATTGCGTCTCTACTGTTGTAATCACAGTGAATGGCAAAGATTATCGTGTTTCTAGACAGTCGGTAAGAAATGAAACAAAAGCTGGGCACAAACATGCAATAACAAGCTTAAACTTTGATCTTTTAAATGATGACGGAACTGTGAAGAAAGAACTTAACGGAGAGCAAAGAAAAGATACGGAGAAAGAGATAAGGAAGCTTATCGGTTCACCAGAAGATTTTATGATGACTGCATTAGCATCACAAGATGGTATGAATAAGTTCATCGATGCTGGTACTACAACACGTGACCAAATAATCTCTAGACTCTTAGATGTTGTTATATTTGATAAGATCAATGCATATGTGAAAGAAGATTCAAGCTTGATCAAGGCTCAGGTAAAAAATGCTCCTGATGTTGATTGGGATAGCACGATTGCACAGCATAAAGACAAAATACTCCAGTATGGTGGTATATTAAGTACGGCAGAGAAGAGTCTAAGTGCTTACAGAGAAGAGCTAGATGTTCTAAAGGTCAAACTTGCAACATCAAAACATGCTACACAAATCACGCCGGGTGATGTTGAACGCCAAAAAAAGAAGTTAGCGCAACTTTTAAACAACTTGAAGTCTGACATGAGTGTAAAGGAGCAAGTCTACGCTAGCATGAAGAGTAACAAAGAGCTGTTGTCTAATACAGAGATGTTGCTTAGTGAAATTTCAATTAACGAGCTAAATGAAAAAGCACAGAGTATACATAATCTGAAGCGTGCGACATTGGCTTTAAAACATGAACACGAAAAAGCTTACGATAGACTCAAACTGCAAAGAAAGTCTGTTTTAAAACTAGCAGATGTTCCATGTGATGATAAATTTCCTGGGTGTAAGTATATTAAGGACTCACATAGAGATAAAGCATTGGTCATTACACAGGAATCGAAAGTTGCTGCTTTAATGAAGGACGTAGAAGAGTCAGAGAAGGCTTTAACGTCCCTAGAGCTGGAATCAGTGGAGAGTAAGATAAAAGAGCATGGCATGCTTGTCAAGAAAAAGATAAAGCTTGATACAGAGATTGCAAAATCTAAAGCATCATTGGACAGCACTGAACGTGATATTGCAGATATGCAAAAAAATATTGCTAATGCGGAGTACACACTATCTGACTATACGCTCAGGGTTGTTGATACTACTGATGACAAGACGGATAACATCAAAACAGAAATAGGCACCCTGCAAACGAAAGTAAACCAAATAGACAAAAACAGGATATTAGTAGCATCAGAGCAGGGAAGTTTAAAAAATGAAATAGAAAGGCTTACAAAAGAGCGTGACGAGTATAAAGGTATTCGAACAAAGTGGAAGCTGTTCGAAATGTTTACGCTAGCGACGTCAAAAAAAGGGATACCCACACAGATAATAGAATCTCAGTTACCAGTGATAAATTCAGAGATTCAAAAAACGCTACAAGGGATTGTGAACTTTACATTACGATTCGAGAAAGATGAGGGTGACGATAGGACAAACATCTATATAGATTATGGCGACTCAAAGCGATTAATAGAGTTAGGTTCCGGAATGGAAAAGATGATTTCATCACTAGCTATTAGGGTCGCTTTACAAAATGCGTCATCGCTGCCCCGACCAGATTTCCTAATAATAGATGAAGGGTTCGGTACTTTGGATGAATCTAGCATCGAAGCATGTAACAGAATGCTAGCTTCTTTGAAGCGCTGGTATAAGAACATTTTAGTTATTTCGCATATCGACGGCGTGAAAGATATTACTGACAACTTAATCGAGATTACGCGACCAGAAAATACAAAGGACTCACTAGTTATCTGCGATTAGTTTATTTGTTGGGTGTTTCCAGTTATTATACTTATATGTGTAATAACTGGGAATCACTCGATGATTCTAGGCTGATATTTCATCATCAGCTTGGATTTAGTATAATTAAATCTAAAAACTCTACTGCTCCAATGCCGCTATTCTGTGGTGTTTGTGGTCATGCTATGCTTATGGGTGACGACGTCATAAGCTATGACAGTAATGAATGCTGTTTTTTGTGCTCATTAAAATGGTATGATACACACCAAAAAGATTGGCAAGAGGGTTGGCGACCATCACAGCAACAGGTCCACGCCGAAAATAAAAAAAGACAAATTAGAAAGAAGGTAATAAAGTTAAGTGTCTAATTAAGTCCATGGACCATAATTAATGTTAGATATTTGCGTGAGGTTATAAGATGCTATCAACTGAAGAGATAAACACTATCGGACAAATCATTAATACTGACTGGGGAGCTTCATCGGCAGACGGAACGGGTTACCCACTCAGAACGTCACCCCAGCACTCTATAAAATGTAATTTGCAGGGAGCAGTACAATATGAAGAGGGAAAAGACTTAAAGCTCATTGTAAAGTACGTCACCGTAATAACATTTAGGACTGCAGAAGAATCTCACGTCCAAAGAACAAAGTTCATGGCTCAAGCAAAAAAGCTGATGGACGATAAGGTGAAGTCAATTAAGAAAGAGTATCGTGCATGTCAAAAGAAGATACTTAAAGTCAAAGATTCCGCAATTACAGACTCTATTGAAATGCTGCAAACAGGAAGCTCACTTAGTCCTTATACACAGGTTACTCCACTAGCACACAAGCGAGCATACTACAGAGTTACGGCAGTATACGGAATCTCGTAGGTCAATATGTCATTATCAGTAAGTAAAAAGATGCAAACTGATGAAATCCGTCGGTGCGCAAGAGATCCGCATTATTTCCTTAATACTTACGCAAAAATTCCTCACCCAGTAAAAGGACCAGTCATATTCAAGACATTTCCATTTCAGGATGACTGTCTTAAAGCATTCGTTTCTAATAGGTATGTGATCGTAAATAAATCACGCCAGCTTGGTCTAACGACTCTCGCCACTGCATATGCTGCTTGGTTACTAATATTTCACAGAAATAAAGAAGTATTGGTGATGGCTACGAAGTTAAAGACGGCAATGGGATTGATCCGTAAAGTAAAACATGTCGTTAATAGCCTCCCTAAGTGGCTTGTTTTACCTAAGATCGTTGAAGATAATAAGCAATCACTTATTTTTGGTGCGCCCTCGAATTCAAGAGTTGAAGCTATCCCGACTGCTCCCGATGCTGGTCGATCAGAAGCTCTATCTTTGTTGATCATTGACGAAGCAGCCCATATCAACAATTTTGATGAATTATGGACGGGTTTGAACTCTACATTATCAACGGGTGGTCGGGCTATAATTATTTCGACCCCAAAGGGTGTTGGTAACCAGTTTCACACGTTATGGAAGGATGCACAAGACGGAACAAGCGAATTCTTCCCAATTTTGCTGCCTTGGGACGTACACCCAGAACGTGATCAAGCATGGTTTGAGAACGAATGTACAAAACTGTCAAAAAAAGGCGTCGCTCAAGAACTTTTGTGCGACTTTGGTGCTTCTGGTGATACATACTTAGAGGCTAGTGATATAGAATGGGTAAGCCAAAATATCATTGACCCTATTAGGCGTGAAGGGCCAGAAAGAAATGTTTGGGTCTGGAAAGAGCCGATAATCGACGATGACGTCAAGTATATTATCTCCGCAGACGTCGGACGTGGTGATAGTAATGACTATTCTACTTTTCATGTTATCAATACAACATTGGCAGAGCAAGTTGCAGAATATCGCGGCAAAATAAGACCAGATAAGTTCGCAAATCTGCTTGCTGAGTATGCAATAAAATATAATAACGCGCTGATTGCACCAGAGAAGAACACATACGGTAACCATGTTCTAATCCATCTAATAGATTATATTGGGTACACGAATATATACTACGAAAACAAAAAACACGCACCTGTAGGTGACTATGTGCAACCAAATTCAGTTTCGAATGCTGGGTTTGACATGCAAAAAGGGTCACGAGAGAATGTTTTAACAAAGTTGGAAGAAGTTATCCGCAATAGGGTGTTCAAAACGTATTCTTCGCGATTATATGATGAGTTCAAAACATTCATTATGAAGGGTCGCAAACCCCAGGCACAAAAAAGTTGCAATGACGACTTAGTGATGGCTTTAGCTATTGGACTATATTTATTTGATGTGTCTGGAACACATAGCCACTTTGCAACGAAACTAAATTCTGCTATGTTGGGCGGGTTTGGTATGTCACACAATGATTTCGAAAATTTAAGCAATAATGGTAATGAAGTACTACCTTCCTGGACAGGGATGGTACCATACGCTGGTGGGACTGGTATCGAAGCGAACAAAAAGCGGAAAAAGAACACAAACCCCGCTGCTAATATGGATTGGCTGTTTTGAATAAGCTTCGAGTGTTCACATTTTCAAGTTTTTGTGTAAGGTAAGATGTAATGGCAGAAAATCGACGAGATGATTTATTCAAAAGGCTAACGCAACTTTTTCGTGGCGGCCCGGTATTAAAGAAAAAAGTTCGTTCTTTTAGACAACCAACTGCAACGAGTGCGGTAACCGCATTTAAAAAATCATACAGCCAAGTATATAGTAATGCATTAAATGCATATGGGCAATATGATCGACAGTGTCTAGCGGGACATACACTTATACCAGTTCCTGGAAAAGAGGGATTTGTGTCGATTGCAGAATTAGCTAAGCGATATCCTAAAGATGAAAAGTTTATTGTTTATTCATATGATCATGAGAAAAAACAGATAGTTCCAGCTTACGCGCATCATCCAAGACAGTCAGGTATAAAAGACACTGTAAAAATTAAATTTGACGATGACACAGAGCTTATATGTACGCCTGATCATCCTTGTATGACACGTAGCGGGGAGTATCAAGACGCTGGCAGTTTAAAAGCTGGTGACTCAATGATGCCTTTCTATCGTAAGCAGTTTAATGGAACATCAAAAGATGGTAAACAATTCACCGGTTATAAAAACATTTATACAATGGATCCATCTGGTTGGAATGGGTGGATATCTGAGCATAAATTAATTGCAGAGTGGAGCACAAAAAGAAAAGTAAAGAAAGGCGAGGAACATATTCATCATATTGATTATGATTCTGAGAATAACACTCCAGACAACTTGTTAATTATGGATGCTAAAGAGCACCTAAAGTTACATGCCCAAGATACAAAGCAACAATGGATCGACCATCGCGAAAAAATGATTGCAGGGATCCAGCAAGCTTGGGATGAAGATGATGGCTCTCGACGAGCCGGTGTCGCTAATGTTAATCGCCAACCAAAAATTCGTGAAATGCGCCGAAATCATTGGTTAAATAATAATCCATCGCATAATCCTGAGAGTGTTGCAAAGGGTGCGAAAACACGTAGCGATTGGTATAAAGTAGAAGAAAATAAAAATAAACATTCAAAAACAATAAAGCACGCATGGGCTGAGGGTAGAATAAAATCTTCAAGAAATTTTGCAGAATACTGGAAAGGCCGATCAAGAAAAAGTGAAACTGCTAAATTAACAATTGATTTAATAGTTGAAACTGGAAAGAGAATCGATAAACCAACAGTCTTAAAAATATCAGATCAACTAAATATTAGCGGCGCAACACTTACACGATTTCTTGATAAAAAAGATTTAAAATGGAAGCAATTTAAGAAAGATAATTTTAGAAATCATAAAGTTGTCTCTGTTACTCCTTGGAAAAAAATTCCGGTTTACGATATGACTGTCGACGGGCATGAGAATTTTGCAACAAATTCAATAGTTTGCCATAACTCACGGTACGCAGATTTCGCTGAAATGGAATATTGTTTGGCGGGCGATACACAGATAGCTACACTAGATGGGTATAAAACGATAAAACAATTATCTGAAGAGTATAGCGCTGATGATACTTTTTATGTCTATGCTTACGATCATGAGAAAAAAAGTATCGTACCGGCTCTCGGAAAACATGCTAGACAGACAAGATTTGATCATGCTTGGAAAGTTACATTTAATAGTGGCAAGGAAATAATAGGGACAGCAAATCATAGATTAATGAAACGTGACGGTACGTTTTGTAGAATTGACGGTTTAAGTGCCGGCGATTCGATGATGCCATTTTATCGTAAATCATGGTATGGCGAAGGGAAAGGCACAGATTCTGGTACCGATTATAGATTTATATATACTATCGCGAATGGTTGGCAGCGTGAACATAAAGTAGTAGCAGAGTGGGCATCAAACAGACAACTTAAAGAGGGCGAAGTTGTTCATCATAAGAATTTCACGAAATTTGATAATAACCCAGAAAATCTACAGATAATGACGGCAGACGAACATAATCGCTACCATCGTAAGATTTTAAATGGGCACAAGTGGTCACCTGATAATCAAGAGTGGATAAACAAATTTAAAGCTAATCATTCTAAATTTATGAAGGAGAATAATCCTGCTGAAAGACGAGACATCACTTTCGGAAAAATTTTAGAAATATGCGAAAATTCTGAGTTTAATCTTTATTCTTTATGCAGCAAGCTTGATACTGACCCGAACGTAATCAAGCGAAGATTGCGAAAAAATGGTTTTAAGAATTTCGAAACGTTTGCTGCAGCCTACTCACCTGGGTGGAAAAATAACTCATGGGATAATAAGGGAAGTAAAAACCCACGCTACGATTCATCGTTAACATTCCAGTCTGTTTGTGACACATACGAAGATGGCATGCAGTTGTCACTTCTTTGTGAAAAACTAGATACAACGGCTGCTAAAGTTAAAAACAGGCTAAAAAACAACGGTTACAAAAACTTTACTGATTTTAGAGAAAATTACGCAAATCATAAAGTTGTTTCTGTAGAGTATTATGGAGAAATTCCCCTGTATGACTTGACTGTTGACGGGTATAAGAATTTCGCCACTGATACGGTCATTTCGCATAATACACCTGAGATTTGTAGTGCACTTGACATCTTTTCTGAGGAAACGACTGCCGTAAATGAGAAGGATTCATCACTCCACATTTTTTCTGAGAACCCTAAAATAAAGCAGCTTCTTGATGAGTTATTTCTTGATATTATTAATGTTGACCATAACCTGACAGCCTGGACTAGAAATCTTTGCAAATATGGTGATATGTTCTTATTCAATGATGTACACCCTGAGCTTGGTGTAGTCAATGTGTTTCCCATGCCTGTAAATGAAGTCGAGCGTGAGGAAGGGTATGATCCAGAAGAGCCCCTTGCTGTAAGATTTAGGTGGGTTACACAAGGTAACCAAATACTTGACGCCTGGCAGGTATCACATTTCAGAATGGTCGGTAATGATGCCTTCTTGCCATATGGGTCGTCCGTCTTAGAAAGTGCAAGAAGGATTTGGCGGCAATTAATCCTTATTGAAGATGCAATGCTTGTTTATAGGGTTGTCAGATCACCAGAAAGGCGTGTTTTTTACATTGATGTCGGAACGGTACCTACTGAGGATATTCCTAACTACATGGAAGCCGCCCAAACTAAGCTAAAAAGGTCTCAAGTCGTCGATAAATCATCGGGTAGGGTTGATCTTAGGTATAACCCATTGTCTGTGGACGAAGATTACTTCATCCCTGTTCGTGGTGGCGAAACTGGAACGAAGATTGATACTTTGGCTGGTGGACAACACGTATCTGACATCGCTGATGTAGAGTACATTCAAAGAAAGCTGTTTTCTGCTCTAAAAGTTCCCAAAGCATATTTGGGGTATGACGAGAGTTTATCCAGTAAGGCAACACTTGCACAGGAAGACATCAGGTTTAGTAGAACAATTAGTAAGATTCAACGCGTCCTAATTTCAGAATTGGAGAAGATAGCTCAAATCCATCTATATACACATGGATATGAGGGCGAAGATCTATCAGATTTTTCGCTAATGCTATCGAACCCCTCTACGGTCGCCCAGCAACAAAAATTAGAGTTATTTAGAACTAAATTCGAAATTGCAGGTTCAATTCCAGAAGGCCTTCTTGACAGATCATATATCCAAAAAGAAGTATTAAGCTTATCAGATGACGAGATTGAGCTGATTGAGAAGGGCAGATTCAAAGATAGAGTGCTTGACTTAAAACTTGAGTCAGAAGAACTTGAGGATAATTCACCCATGGGCGGAGGGGGTGGCGGCGCTCTTGGCGGCGGCGGGCTCGGTGGCGGATATGAAGGTGAAGACGGCGACGGCGATCTTCCAGATGGTCTAGCGGGTGATGACGGGGGCGGTGGCGAAGACCTTGACATTGACGACGATAGCGGAGATTCTGGCGCTGGAGAAGAAGACTTATTCGCAGGCGAAGATCACGGAAAGAGATTAATCGTTTCTGATGATGATCCAAACGACGATGAGGATATCTCACTTCACCAAGCGCTAATGGATGATGGAAGTGAAGATGATGATAAACCTAGGAAGCGCAAAAAGTCTGTGAAGCAATCTGATCAACTATCGAGATATGGTTATAATAGGAAGCGTCGCAGAACACACGGTCCCACAAAAACGCACATGCCAGATTTTAGTTCTATAGTAAAGCCTGATGGTGATCCTAACGATTTAAAGTTTTTTCGTGGTAGTCCATTTAGTGGTTCACTCTCTGATGCAATTTTAAACGATGACTCTTTGCTTCTTGCAGAAAATAAGACATCAAATATGTCATATGAAATGAGAGTTATTTTAACTTCACTTGGCAAGCATATAGATAGTATTAAGAAAGAAATGAAAATGCCACGGGAAATGTTAACAGAGTATCTTAATGTAGATGACATTGTAATTAACGATCCGATTTTCGAAATTGACTTAAGTGATTTCGAAAACGAGTCTGATTCATAATATGAGGACAAAATGAGTAGGTCACACAACAAAAAGAGAAACACAGGCTTGATGTATGAGTTTTTAGTCAAGCATGTTACTGAGTGCCTTGTCGAGAATGATATTGCACAAGCTAAGAAGACGACAAAACTTATAAAAAAGCATTTCAAGAAAGGTACTGAGCTATACAGGGAATTTCGATTATTTAATGCTTTAATTAATACATACGTCGAAGATCGAGATATCGCAGGTAGGATAATTTCCGAAGCTAAGAATGCTGCTAGATCCTATAATAGGGAAGCTCTTGATAAAGAAAAGTCTTTGTTAATTAGAAGTATTAACCACACATTCAAGAGTCCTAACTTTTATAACAAGCAGATAAAAGAGTATAAAACGTATGCGACGGTACAGACCTTGATCAACGATTGGAGATCTGACATGACATATGATATTGCTAGAACGGCGATATATGAGTCGAGTATGACTGACTTCTTATTACAGCCAAAAGAAAAAAATATACTTGCCGAACAAAAGACGAAAGACGCCGATCCATTTACTGTAGGTTTGATGTTAAGGAAATTTGAAACGAAGTATGAGAATGTTCTTAATAATGAGCAAATCGCACTAATTAATTCATATGTCTACTCTGAGAAATCGAATGACAAAGCTACTGTAGAAGAGCAAGTAGAAAAAATTAGAATGACATCTCTTAATGCTATCCAGTCATGTTTAGTAGAGCAAAACAATCCAGATGTTTTAAATAAGCTTAACGAAGTCAAACTGTTAATAGAAACACCGGTGAGTGTAATCGACGACAAAATTTTAACTAGATATTTAAGGGTTTCAAAGCTTAAATATGAGATTATAGGTGAGTAAAGTGCCAGTCAAATTACTTCAAGAATGGGCTCCATTTTCATATACTGCAGATTCTATCCGTGAATCGCGTGATAGAAATGGCGGCAAGATAATTTTGAAAGGTGTTCTGCAAAAAGCTGAAACATTAAACCAGAATGGTAGAATCTACCCACATGCTATATTGGAGCGTGAAGTACGAAATTACCAGAAATTTATTAATGAAAGACGGGCACTAGGTGAATTAGACCATCCATCGACATCTGTAGTAGAGCTACAAAAGGTATCACATGTAGTTACTAGCGCTGTTCTAGAAGGTGACGTCGTTATGGGTGAAATCGAAGTACTTACTTCGACGCCTATGGGTAAAATTCTTGAAGGACTAATTACATCTGGAATCAAGGTCGGAATTTCATCAAGAGGCGTTGGCTCGACATCTGATAAGGGAGACCACCAATTAGTAAATGATGATTTCCAGTTGATTTGTTGGGATATGGTTGCAGAACCTTCGACACCTGGTGCATTTATGATGAGTGAAGGTAAGGTCATTTATGATCGCCATGGAAATGTAATAGGAAACAAACCACTTCAGGAATCGCCAGAAAAAAGTGGCAGAATTTTAAGTGCTGCAGAGAGCATCCTAACCTTCGACGAGTAAAATATGAGATTAAAAAGAAGCCAGCTGAAAGAGTTAGTCAAAGAATGTTTGCGTGAAATAATCAAGGAGCAAGTTAATCCCGGTTCAATGCTGGAAGCTTTAACACCAACCTCGAAGCCCAAGCCCGCCCAAATACAGGGGGCAGAATCTTATGCATCAATTACTGACACTAGTAAGTTCTCCGTACTAGCTGGTCTTGGAGAGGAACCAGCATCTAGGGATTATATTAATCCTTCACAGCGTCTTATGATGTCACGACAAAATGAGCGCCGCCAGGAATTTGATGGCGTTCTTGACAAGCCATCTCCGACGCAGAATATATTAGGCAATATTGCCAATGATGTATCACATAGTAATCAACGACAGGCGCCCCAAGAGCTTGCAGGAATATCACCTGATGTTATGCAGGATATCTTTGCGCATACAGCGGCCACGACGCTTGCCGAACAAAACTCAAAGGGCCATGGAAAATCAGTTCCCAGCACTGGTCCACAGATGCCTGGTCAAGGATACTCACCACCGGCTGATGCTGCTGCTGCATTCGCAGAGAAACATACCCCCAGTGATCTTTTCCCACAGTCTGCTGGTAACTGGGCAAACTTAGCATTCAAATAATTGAGTAAAGATCTTTATAACGTTATATTTATAACATAACCACGGAGAGTAAAATGCCAAAAGTTCATAAATTATCAGTAAATGTGCTGAAGAGACTAATTCAACAAGAGAGCAAGAGCTTACGCGAAGCTGCAATCGAAGATGTATCAAAGATAGCTAAGAAGACTAAAGAAGTCGACGCCGATGAGCATGGAACTAAGAAGGTTCTTGAAAAAGATCTTGACCAGTTGAAGGCACAAAAGGTTAAAGAAGCAAAGTTGGTTCGCATGCTTAAAACGCTCCGTGAATCAATGAAGGTTCGCCGTAAAAGAATTAACGAAGCACGCTCTTTAAAAAAGAGCCAATAGAGCATGGACCATCACTAGTAAATAGAGTAGGCGGCATTGGACAGTCGAAAGATAGGAAGATAGATAATGGCTAAAATTGAAATCGAAAAAAGAATAAGAGTAGGCCAAAAAGGTAGCTCTGATGTTGCGACATTAGAAGCGATGTTTCCTGCTTCACCAGCTATTAGTGGCTATGATAATAATGAAGTTGCTTTTATTATGAAAACACTCACTAATGGTACACCTACTGGTAACCCTGATCTACCAGATGTTGATCTTGACTATGGCGATGCACCTGATCTTTCGTCTGTTAATGTGGGAGCTGGTGGTTTACCTGGATCTGCGCATACTCCTGCTCCGGGAAGCCCGGGTCCAGGAAGCATGAATCCAAGTGACATACCTGCTCCCCCTGCTAATCACCCGCGTAGTGGAGCTTCTGGTGCTGGATCTTCAAAGTCACCTCATGAGAGCTCTGTACAAATTGCAACTCAGGATGAAGGTGGCGGAGTAACCCCCGGAAATCTATCACCTGGCGATTCTGGCGCTACCTGCTAATAAATGCCTCATCGCGGAGCGAACACGCTTGTTGGCGGTGATGCCAACGTAGCAGGTGGTTATGGAACAGCCCGTCATGGCCCTAGAGGCGCAGGCGGTGACATTGGATCAAGCGACTCTTATCCGTACACCACTTTAACTGATACTGAGATTGAGGCAAAGTCATCTAATTTAGACGATGAAGACTCAAAAGAAGCAGTGAGAGGAAAGGGGCGTTACCAACCAGCTGATCATGTTGGTCAAAAAGTTTATCACCCTAATTCATTTGCTAGTTCACAAAACATCATGGCTTCTATCGAGGCTAGTGATGTTTTGGAGCATCTTGTGACTGAGTTGGGAGCTTCTATAAATAAGGCATCTCCCAGTAATATAGCTAATGGCGCTGGTGTGATTAAAACTGGGCCTAAGAAAGGGATAGGTTCTAAAGCAGGATGGTTTTCGGCTCCGAGCCCAAAGCTATCTGATCCAGAAACACCTGCATATACTTTAAGAGATATCGCAGATACTGAATCTGATGCTGAAGACCATGCTGACATCATCAAAAACAGGATTCATTCACAAAATTTTACTGTAAAAGAAGGGCATGCTCTTCTTAACAAGTACATAAAAGTTATTTTTAATGAAGTTTTTTAAGTATAAAGTGTTAAATTATAATGTTTTTTGCTATGAACAGCGTACTTATCAATAACGCATCCATGAGGGATAAAGTATATGTCTGATCTTTTTAATGAAGCCGTAGCAGATAAAGAGAAACTTCTTGAAATTGCTGAGGCGAATGCAAAGAATAAAATTATCGAAGCGGTTACACCACGTATCAAAGAAATGTTGGATCATGCACTTCTGGGAGAAATGACTGAGGCTGATGAGGATGACATTCTTTTAGACCTTGTCACTGACCCTGGTGAAAGTGACCCTATCCCGGCACTTGATGTAGTACCTAGTGATGATCCAATGATTGATTTACCGGCCGGCGATTTAAACACGCAATTAGCACCCGACGCCGCCGGCATAACTCTACCAGATGAAGATGGTAAAGTTACTGTTGACATGGACGACCTGGCATCAGGTACCCAATATGACTTATCAACAGAGTCCGCGAACGTTTTGCGTAGTTTGATAAGCACAAAGAAAAATAAGGGCTTAGACTATATTGAGTTAAGAACCTTAAAAATAAACGAAGCCCTTAAGAAACTAGCGACTATAAACGAATCAACGGTCAGCAACCAGGAAGTTGCTAGACAAATTAAAGTTGAATGCGAAAGCCTTTTTTCTGACTTGCAGCAAGTTAAAGAACATGCTAACGAAAGTAGGGTAAACCTCATTGAAAATAAGCTCGAAGCCGTTTTTCGTACTGTAATGGAAAGTTACAGTGGCGCAGGACATTTAGCTACTATTGTTGAAGCTACTAAGAGCTTGAATTTGAGGGCTGGCAAATTAAGTAAAAACACTCGTAACCAGCAGTTAAATGAATCGAGCGTAACTAAGTATGTTGTTTCATGTTTTAAGTTTTTAAAAGAAGCAGCTGATTTACACAAAACGGTCCAAGGGTTATATGAAACCCTGGGAACTGATGACAGCATTGATAGTTCAGAAATTCAATGTGCTGAGAGTAACCTCTCAAAACTTTATACGGAGATAAGACAAATGGCTAACAGAAAGGGCAAGCTACTCAATGAGGCGGAAGTTAGACTTAGCCTCAGCCTACCAGATGAACTTGGTGAAATTGACGCAGATGCTATTCAAGTTTCTGTTGTTCCTGCAGAAGACGACGAAATGGATGATCTTGAAGGCATGGATGACATGGGCGATGATGATCTAGATTTAGATGTCGCTGATGATGAAGCTCCTGCTATGGGACCTGATGATGACGTTGAAGAAGGTGATTATCTTCTAAACCTTGATATTCCTGGCGATGATGAAGTTGATGGTGAAGACGTTAACGTTTCCGTAATGGACGATGAGGTTCCTGGCGAATATGACGCGGAACCAGCTGAGGTTGATTTGGAAGAGCCCGTTGAGGAAATGTACGATGATGATGATATCGTCGAGATTGACGAAAACGCACTTCTAAGAGAACTAAAGAAAATGAAGAAATTGAGAGAAGAAAAGTATCCAATACAACACGGCGGCCACGGCCCAGGATCAGATTTAAGCGATTTTGGGGATGGCGATGTTGAAGGAGAATCATTTGAAGACTCAAGTGAATCTGACCTAAACGTTAATGAAGCCGAAGATTGCGATGAGCTTGATGAGCTTGACGAATTGGACGAAATCGATGAAGGCGACGACGAAGACATTGTCGAGTCGAGACGCCGTAACGTAGCGCGAAAAAATGCGCAACGAAATAAGAAAAACGGGCTTTTGGAAGCTAAAAATAAAAAGCTCCAAGCAAAGTTGGCAGAATCTAATCTGTTTAACACAAAGCTCATCGCGTTGAATAAGGTTCTACAAGTTCCTGGTCTTAAAAAGGCCCAGAAGTTGAAGATTGTTGAGACTCTTGACAAGGGAAGAACTGGTGCGGAAGTAAATAAGCTGTATGGTAAAATTGTTGGTGCACTCAAAAAGAATGCAGCTACACTTAAAGAATCAGCACAACGGTCAAAAGCCTCAGGAACATCTAAGGTAATGACATCAGCAACTGCTACTCGCAAAAACGATCAGCTACTTGAAAAGTGGTCTCGTATTGCAGGAACAGATTTGCTTCAGGATTAATAATAACTTTAAGAGTTAAGGATATAACATGGGTAAATTTAGTTTAGATCAACTCACCGAAGGAATTCAGCAACGCGATATGGGTGCAGTAGCAACCAAGCTTTGTGAGAAGTGGAACCGTACTGGTCTTCTTCGTGGCCTCGGCGGAGCTGGTAAAGAGAATATGGCGCGGATGCTTGAAAACCAAGCAGCCGAAGTCCTTCGTGAGGTTAACTCACTTTCAACTGGCGCAGGTGCACTAGCATCATCAGGCGATATTAGGGGCTTTAGCAATATCGCATTCCCAATTGTTCGTCGTGTTTTTGGTGGCTTAATTGCTAATGAGCTTGTCTCAATTCAACCAATGAGCCTTCCTTCTGGCCTGCTTTTCTATCTTGATTATACTTACGGTACTAACGTAGGTGGCGACAGTGCTAGAGCAACTGGCGCAGCAGGTTCCGCGAATGCACAAACGTATTCAGCAGGAAGATCAATTTACAATGCCCCTACTGGTAAGGGTGTTCGTTCCGGTTCACTAGCAACTGGCGGACAATACGACCTTGTTGGGCAGAGTTACACGAAGGTCCATGATACTACATCAGGCAATGAGCTAGTTCTTCTTGCTTCTGGTGCTTATCAGGGTGGTACTACACTTTCTGCAGGTGCTTTCCTTCATGCAACGGGTACAGACGGACAGCTTATGATGTTCGATCCTGAGCTTGGACAAAGAATCGAAGAAGATTCTGCGAATGGTGCTTTTGATAACACTGGACGTTTTTCATTCTTGGTTTTTGACCTTTCCGCACTACCTAGCACAATCGATTTAACTCAGGTTGAATCATTTGCAGTCTTCTCAGCAGGGTTGGCTCAAACTGGTTTGGCAGTAATGCCACAAGCACTTCAAGGCCAGGGACAGAATGTTCTTAACCTCCGTCGTACTAACCAGTTAGGTACATATGCTAATGGCGTATTTACTGCAAACGCTTTGGTTGGTAGAACTGACGCTAACGCTGCGTTGTTAACAGTCGTTTCTGGTACACTTGTAGGTCCTTTGGCTCCTGCAACTCCAGTACTTGGACTTACTGCTTCATTTGCACAGGGCGCAAGTCTTGATGTCGATGGTTCTGATGGTTCAACGTTGACAATTCCTTCCTTCGAGTCGGACTTCAGTACATCTGATGCTTCACCTATCATTCCAGAAATTGATATCAAGATTGAGTCAATCTCTGTAACGGCAGTCACTCGTAAGTTAAGAGCACGTTGGTCTCCAGAGCTTGCTCAGGATCTTAACGCTTATCACAGCATGGACGCAGAAGTCGAGCTTACTCAGATTCTTTCTGAGCAAATCGCTCTTGAGATTGATCGTGAGATTCTTTCTGACCTTCTTCGTGAAGCTAATGGTGCTAACCTTTATTGGTCAAGAGCACCTGGTAGATTTGTTAACAAGAATACTGGTGCTGAACAATTATTGGCTAGCACACTTGCTCCCGGCCCAACATTTACTGGTACAGTACGTGAATGGTACGAGACTCTTGTCGAAACAATCATTGATGTAGCGAATACTATTCATCGTAAGACGCTTCGTGGCTCTGCTAACTTCATTGTTGTCGGGCCTGATGTTGCAACTATCCTTGAAGCATCGATTGCTTGGAAGCCACTTCTAAGTCTTGATGCACAGGGTCAAGTCGCGAATCCATTTACGATGGGCGCAGAACCTGTAGGTTCAATCAGTAATAGATTCACAGTCTATAAGGATCCTTACTTCCCGCAGAACAAGGTTTTGGTAGGGTTTAAGGGCAAGAATTATCTTGAAACTGGGTACGTTTACGCACCTTATGTCCCATTGATTGTGACTCCTACAATATTCGCTCCTGAAGATTTCACACCCAGGAAGGGCGTGATGACGAGATACGGTAAGCGTATGGTCAGAAGCGATTTCTACGGTACAGTAACCGTCCGAGATATGAATATTATCTAATAATATTGGTACCTTAGAGAAATCTTAAACTTAAGAAGGGAGCCCTTGCGGCTCCCTTTTTTTCTTTAAAAAATGAGCTGAGTTGTTACAACGCAAGTTTACAACAACGCCACGTAAAGGTATAATGATGCATGACAAACAAAAAAATATACCCTACGATATGCGCTATTTGCGGCCACATTGAAACTCGGCCCTGGCACTTTTCTAAACATGTATTATCTAAGCACAAGTTAAAAGCTCATGAATACACTGTCAAATACCTCCGTGCTGGTAAACTACCCGAATGCTTGGAGTGTGGTGAACCAACTAGATACTGCACATATGACTTTAAAGATTATTGCAAGAAACATAGTTCAATTGCTGAGTCTCGAGGAGGCACAAAGGGAGGGAAAGCTCAAGCATGGAATAAAGGCAAGACAATCAACACTGATTCAAGAATTGAAAAATCGACGTTCCCTGGTAAACTGAATCCTTTCTACGGAAAAAAACACACTGATGCTGCCAAAAAGTCTAATGCGGATAAACATAGACTTTCATTAGAAGAATTTTCAAATCGCGTAAACTCAAAGCCAGATAGGTTCATATGCCTATCCAGTTATAATGATTATAAGTACAGACAAGGCCAGAAGCTTTTATTCAAGTGTCAAACATGCGATGATGTTATAGAACACACACTTCTTAACTTTGAGCGTAATCCTATCTGCAAGACATGTCATCCAGGTGGGTCTGTCGCTCAACTTGAGATAGCAGATTTCATAAAGACATTAGGCATTACAGACTTAATTTACAATGACAGAGAAGCGATTGGGCCTAAAGAGCTTGATATCTACATACCATCTCGCAAAGTTGCTATTGAATATGATAGCTTCTATTATCATTCATATAGCGAAAAAGACACAAGAAAAGATAGACATTACGCTAAGACTGTTGCGTGTGAAGCTTTAAATATTAATCTTATTCATATATTTGAGGATGAATGGAGAGATAAACAGGCGATCGTCAAGTCAATGATAGCATACAGGTTGGGCACCACCAAGCGCAGAGTATACGCTAGAAAGTGCAGTGTCAGAGAGATTTCTACACAAGAAGCTAGACGATTCTTTGATTCAACGCATGTCGCTGGTTATACAAGGGCTGGGATAGTCAATTTAGGCCTCTATGAAAAAGACGAGTTAGTATCTGCTATATCCTTCAGGAAGCCGTTTCACACGTCAAAATACAAGGGCTCAGCTGAGGTTGCTCGATTCGCTTCATTACTTGATACATGTGTAGTAGGCGGATTGCAAAAGCTTTTAAAACGAGGTCGTCTTATATGCCGAAGCAAAGGTTATAAGTCTATTGTCACTTATGCAGATTTACGATATGGCCAGGGTTTAGGATACAAAAAAGCTGGATTTGAAGATATAGGGTGGACAGGATTGAGCTACGACTATAATGATGGTAGTAAACGTTATTCTAGATTTAAATTTCGTGCAAAAGACGGGATGACTGAGCAAGCAGTGGCTGGCGTAGCGGGCGTAAACAAAATTTATGGCTGCGGCAGCAAAAAATATATGATGCAAATCTGTGAATAAAGTAATATAATATATTAAGTGGAACGGAAAAACAAATTATCTCCTGAAAGTTTATTCGTTCACGAAAAATATTATTTGCTGGTTGATGTAGAAAAAGAGTTTCCCCGTGGATCTTTAGTTTTCTTTAGAGGGAATTGGATTATTAAGCGAGGTGATTTAGGCCCGCGTGTAGACATTCACTATACATCTATATTAAATGAATATATGTTCTCCCAATCTCTCGGAGGTCCAGGATGCTTTGTGGTTTTAGGTTGGAAAGTAAAGCGAGATAAGCAAGTTGCGTTGATATTATGGTCAACGAGTGGTATATTAACAACTACAGGTGATCCACTCTATAGATTATTAGAAAACTTTATGCTGGTCAAATGTCTATGATAGCCCAAGCTAAAAAAGGGTTTCCTGCTGGGGCTTTAATATCTCTTAAACGAACAGCTACTAGTTTATATAACGCACATACATGTATGCGTTATGAAGTGAAGAAAGACGCTCTTACTTACCTTCGACCTTTCTCTAGACCTGGATGTTTTATAGTCTTAAATTGCGTAAAACCATATAAGCACCGAGGCATTATAGCACTAACGCTATATTCTGCGGATGGCATAGTCACTACGGATGGTGTCACATTGGAAAAGTTGACAGACAGTTTTATATTGGTCGGGTGTCTATAATGGATAATTGCATTCAACCACTGGAAAAAGAATTTCCTATTGGCTCGCTGATATCTCCAGTTTCGTGCAGAAGACTGTGGTTACCGGGCTCAGCAGGTTCATACACTGCACCTGCACTAGATTTTGTTGAAGATACAATTGCTGTTGTTTTAGGGTTCGAGCAATATTCTGCAGCATATCATGGGATGGTTATTTACTATAAAGGTGCATGCTATATAACTGCAGCCTATGGGAATGAAATGTTCAAAGAGCTTTTTATAGTTATAGCAGGTTACCACAATGGATAAGTACATTCAAGAACTGGAAAAAGAATTCCCCATTGGCTCGCTGATATCTCCAGTTTCATGTAGGAGATTGTGGTTATATCGAGTGCTCTCCCGGCCAAATGACAAGCCATGGTTTGATGAAAACACTGCAGGCATCGTTTTAGGGTTTGTGAAATCACACGCATACTATTACCGACTTCATCTTTACTACAGGCGCGAACATTACACTACTGCTGCATTTTATTATAGAACACTCGAGGATCTTTTTCGTCATGTCTGATATCGAGTCTTATTACTACGAGACCCCCAGTGAATACTACATCCAGCCAGGAGATCTCGTAGTTAGTTCTACGGACATTACTTTTCATTTTTGGCAAGATTGGACTGAAATTATAGACGTTCCTTATACATCTCCGCTTGTTTCTTTAGGGATGCGTGAGCTATCTCATACACGATTATTTAGATTTTATTTTAATAGGATGATAGTAAAGATAAACATTTCAAACAGCATTCTTGTCCCATTCAAGGTTATAGCGCGATGCCCAATACGATAACAAGCCTAGAACACTTTAAACGATTGTTTCCGCTCGGTGCGATCGCGACTTCAAACGAAGCAATCGAAGTCATAGCGGCAGGTGATGATTTACCCGTGTATTCTAATGTAGTGGGCTCCTGGATCGGGTATGCAACAAGCACTTTAGAACACTTTACCGCTGAGCCTGGCACCAATTTTGTAATTGTAGGCCACACGTACACCGGCACTGACTTTCACGTTAGTTATAATCTATACCTTTTTTTGAACAACACATGCTATGCTACTGACTTCTTTTTTCATTCAACACCCCTGAGAGCTTTTCGTGTGATCGCAAGTATGAATAAAAATCTAACGTAAAATAATGTCTACCCCATTTGAGGTAATAGTGTAATGTCCACCGACTATATTAATAGCTTAGAGCATTTAAAACGCTTATATCCATTAGGTTCGCTGGTTAATCTAGTAACATACTGCCGTTTAGCTGCCTTGTCTGATAGTCGGCAGGTGACCGGGTGGACCTGCCCGTACTTCCTCGCGTCTGATTACTTCATCATTATAGGGTATATACACAGTAATGGAAGTGATGAATATAATCTGTATCTTCTCTTAAAAGGTAAAGTTTATGCTACAGTTGCCTCTTTTCATACTACACTATTGGCTAACGTCAAATTCCTTTGCAAAGGAATCTAGTGTAAATTAAAACACAATGTTATATAATGATTTATATGGTATCAACACCGATTATTATTGAACAAACTGATGAAGGCGAGCGTGTTTATGACATTTATTCTCGCATGATGAAAGAAAGAGTACTGTTTTTAACATCAGCTATTGATGATGAAACTGCAAATGTGCTGATTGCACAGTTGTTATTTTTAGATCAAGCGGATAGCGATGCAAAAATCAACCTCTATATAAACTGCCCGGGTGGTAGTGTTTCGGCTGGCCTTGCGATTTATGACACAATGCAGTCCTTAAAGTGCAAGGTAGCAACAGTTTGTATGGGCCAAGCTGCATCTATGGCTGCAGTACTTTTGGCTGCTGGTAGCAAAGGGCACAGAACAATTCTTCCCAGCGCAAGGGTAATGATTCATCAACCTACCGGGGGCTGCTATGGCCAAGTCACAGACGTGGAAATTGCCACAACTGAGATGCGATTTGTCAAGAAGAAACTAACCAAGATCTTAGCAAAGCATACTGGCCAAAAAAAGAAGAAAATAACCAAGGATACAGAACGAGATACTTATCTTTCCGCGAAAGATTCTGTAGCATACGGCTTGGTTGATAAGGTAATCAAGTAATATGACAACAGACGACGATAACAAGAAGCTTAATGGCTGGATAGCAATGCCTGGTGAAGGCAGACAAGCCGTTGTTGAGAAAGTAACAGAAAACTGCGTTGAATATGATGATAAAAAATCACATGTATGGGTTGTATGCATAAACAATTTAGGCCCAATGTTATTCTGCTATGTCATTGGTGAAGGCACTTATCTTAAGACACAAAAGAGTTGGGGATATTTAAGAATACCAGAGATTGATAGTCCTCCATTCTTTGATGTTCCACATAGCTTCTTGGAGGCTACATTGTCAAAGAATGATACTTGGCGCCTCTCTGTAGAAAGAAAACGAGATGAAGTTTGAACCTGGGTGTATGTATGAAATAGTGCGGCCCTTCATGACAGACAGTAATATCAAGAGTGGTATATATCACATTACTGTTATGAAGCCAAAGCAAGTTGCTATCTGCTTAAATACCAGCGCCACCGCCTTAAGCGCCACTTTCCTTTACAAGGGTGACATCTTTATTATAGGCAAAAGTTGTTTAAGATTCCTTCGCTTACTCAATACTCCTGCTTACATCTAGATGCCATGATATTTTTAATATAGGTTCTATAATAATCAGTATATCATGTATCTAAAGGGCAACAGGCTCTACTTTAAGTATGTTCTGGATGTAATATAGGCACTAATTGAAGGATTAGAATAATTATTGAACAAATTTTACAAAAAGCGTGTATATTTAAAGTAATATAGATGAAAACGCTTATTTGTAAAATTTGTGATAAAGCCGTTGCGAACTCAAATAATGTTCTTGCGCGACATGTTAGAACTGCACATGAAACAGACTGGCCAGAATATATCGTTAAATATGAACATAATAACATCTGGCCAGTCTGCATTTGCGGGTGCTCAGAAAGGCTTCCATGGAGAAAGGGCGGGTTTGCAAAATATATTAAAGGGCATGATAATTCCGGCTTGCAAAACTCAATGTCTGTGACACCTGCAGATGTTGTTATTAATTCACCAGGCTGGTTCGCTAATCCATTTAATGGACAAGAAGAATATCTTGCAACGTACGCTGATGTCGAGCTTTTTAACGCGTGCGTCAAAGCGAATGATCCAGTATACGTCGATTCAGGCGCGAAAATACCCTGGGAAGATTCTTCTGGAAAGATTCATTTATACAAGCCAAGTTTGCTTCACCTTAAAAAGAAAATAATTTACATAATAGATGATTTTGCTGATCGCGAAGCACAGAGAAGATTCACAGCCATCAAAGACTGGTGTATAGAGCACGCACGTATAGCTATCATTTTAAAGCAAGACGTACATGGCTTAATAGTCCATGGTGGCTTTAATCCAGATTCATAAATAGTTATTATTGGATATCACATGCAGAAAGTTAGAAACATAGTTACAGAGCTTGTCTCAAAGAAGCCGTCAAAACCTCGTAGACCCAACGAAACGACAAAAAAGACAGAGTGCATTTGGTCATCATCTAGTGGATCTACCACCCTTGCCGATCTAATAAATCTCATACCTACTGATGTACCTGCAAGCAACATCACTGTGCAGGTTAATAATAATGTCGCATACGTCTCATACGTAATAATCACACCAAATGCAAAATATGAAAAGCAACTAGCTGAATATAAAGACAAACTTCAGGTATATAATTTAAAGCTTGCTGAGTGGACAGACGAGTGCGCCGCTGCCACTGTAAGAAAAATAGAGAGAGAAAATGACTCTATGAAACTTTATGATGAAGTGAAAGAACTTTTCTATAAGAATAATATAGCTGATTTATTATAGTTTTTCTATTCACTTCATTGTATAATTAAATATGAATAAATTTACGCCTGGTGATTCCGTTTTTCATATCTGGTCACAACCAGAAAATAACTGCAAAATTTCGTTAACTACATTAACAACACTGTCGTTGTCTGGTTTAGGGATTATAATTGACATCGATGATACGGCATATGAAGCTGTCGATACAGAACATAGATACTGGAATGTTTTGGTCAATGAAACCATTTCACAATGGAGAGAAGATTTTATTACACTCGCATCATGATATATACTTATAAGTGAACAAAAAAGACTTAGTCGAAAATACAATTTTCTTATATTTCCAGAACCTTTTAAATGATTGTTTAGACAAAACTGGCTTCTTATTAAGTGATTTATCTAAACAGTATTTAACAAATTTATTAACCACATTTGCAGATCCTGTTATGCTGCATGAATTTGGTACTAATTATAATGGCACAACTCCTCTTGTAGTGCTGTACGAAAATGCGTTATACAAACAACGAGAAGAACGCACTCATGCTTTTAAAAGGCTCGGTGATGTCTCGTTGTTTGTATCTGGGTTTTTAAATGACAGCGTAATAACAAATTCTCTATTCGGTTATTACGCTGATATGGGCAAGTTAGGCTACGCTGAAGCTTCTGGCGTCGGTGGGCATCCAGTATATTCAGAGTTATCGCAAAAATTTTGTGAAGTTATTGAAATCTTAATTGACGTATCCTGTATGACAACAATGAATAATACACAAACAATAGACAAACTGTATGATAGATATACATACAATAACATGAATCAGCTACTTTTAAAAAAGTTAACGAATAGAGGCGCAGTTCCTGTTATAATTAAGTATAGAATCTAATACTTATAACAGGAGTAAGTGAATATGAATGAGACTGAGGCTATCTCTCTAAAACTAGATGAGAAGAATAAATTAACATTTTGTGTTAAAGTACAGGGTTCAAGCGACGCGAAATCTGTTTGGAGACTTGTCTGCGAGGGAAAGAATGGCTTAGAGCTTATGTTCCATGGTGCGCCGACGGATGATGGCGACGTAAGAGTAGATATTCCAGCTCTACAGGAGTTTGTTAATCCTGGGCGTAACAATGTCCACCTTGAGGCGATTGTTGACAATAAATTATTCGTTCCTATGAATTTCGTTGCTAACTTTGAACTTGCAACGACGGTTGTCGCCGAGTCTGTTTCTGTCACTTCGCAAACGAAGGTTATCGAACCAGCTGCAGTCTCTGCATCGCTTATTGGTATAGGGAAATCAGAAAAAAGTATTAAACCAAGAAGAGTTCAAGAGGCAGCCATCGTTTCTAAGCCTGCGTCGGCTCCAGCGAAAGAGTTAACGCTACGAGAACTATATGATAGAAGAAATAAAGCGAAGGCAGGTAAATAGTGGCTACATTTGCAACAACATTAAACCCTACACCTTTTGGGTTTTTTGACAATGATGCTTCTTTTATTTCTGAAGCTGACTCTATTGTTACATTTACGAAGCGTGTTCTTGGTGATGATATTCTTAGTGTTGAACTCACGAAGAAGCAAATTTGGGCTTGCTTTGAACAGTCGCTACTAGATTTTGGATATTGGGTAAACCAATATCAGACGATATCACAGATTTCTAGCTTTCTTGGTTTAACGACTGGCTCGCTAGCGGGATCAGAGCAACAGTATCCTAGAAACAATCTCGAATTCTTAATGAGGCAAGCTGAGCCTTACGCTATGTATGCGGGTCTCGGTGGCGCATACAATTCTGAATCTGGGTCTATCGCATTAGAACCTGGTGTGCAGGATTATAATCTATACACAAAATTGCTGAATGATGACACCAAGGTCCCCCTAGCGACAGGTTTCGCGTCTGGCTCCAGGATGAGAATAGGCGAGATATTCCACTTTAGCCCATCAGCTGCATTCAGGTTCTTTGACTCGACATCAGCAGTAAACTATTTGAACAATGAGTTTGGGTTTGAGTCATTTACACCAGAGACTATTTTTTATGTGCTTCCAGTTTTCGAAGATATTTTACGTGCAGGCCAGATGGACGTCTCCCAAAGGGTTCGTAGATCAAATTATAGTTATCAGGTCATAGGCACCAATCTAAGGATCTTTCCTGCTCCCCAGTTGACCGGTCGTGGCACACAAAAGTTGTGGGTTAGGGTATTTAATACACCAGACCCGTTGAATCCTGATGTACCTGATGCAACGATAAGTGGCACAGTTTCGAATATATCACAGATGCCATTTGGTAGAATCCAATACCAGAATATTAATAGTGGCTGGGCTCACCAGTGGATTCGGCAATACACACTTGCGTTGTGTAAGGAAGTTCTTGGACGAGTAAGAAGAAAATATCAAGTTGTTCCAATCCCTGGACAAGAACTTACACTTGATGGTGATTCATTACTTGACCAAGGTCGCGAAGATCAAGAAAGAATGCGCACGCAGCTTCAAGAAACAATGGAAAAACTTACGTATGATAAGATCATTGAAAGAGAAGCAGAAAAGGGAGAAAACCTTTTGAGACAATTACGCCTTGTTCCTATGCCTAATGGTTGCAGTATATGGATGGGATAATCAGTTAAACTCAAGAAGGACAAATAATGTCAAGCATTCAATTTCAATCAGTCGGCACAGGAAATCCTACATTTATAGAACTTGATTGATATCTGGTGCAAAATGATTTTGGCTACATATTTAATACTATATGCTAATCAAAGTCAAAGAACTTCGAAAAGTTATCTCAAATCAGCTTGCAGAAAATAATCTTCGAAGTTTCGTTTCGCAGCTTCTAACTGAAGCTGCATTGATGACATTAAAGCAAAGTCAAATCGCTCTCCAGAAGAATGGGATGAAGTTTTCGAAAAACTTCAAGTTCTACCTCAAGCTAAGCTAAAACAATACCTTCAATGGCTTGAACGTGTTTCACGTTCAAATCAAGAACCTTTAAGAGACATTACTCCCTTGGTCATTTCTTTTGATTCTGCAAAGAGTCGCCAAAAATTAAAAGGAAGAGATGCTGACATCAACGGTTACAAAACAGCTGGTGACTTGCACCGGAAGCTTGAAGAGCTTCCGGATGATTCTAAGATAAACTTTGAAGTAGCATCTGGCGATGCTGACAAAGTTTATGAATCAGAAAATTTTGTTGTTCTGATGCCAAGAAGTTTGGATGCTTCGTGCGCGCTTGGGCGCGGCACAACATGGTGCACTGCAATAACTAAAGGCGAAAATTTATTCTATAGTTATGTTCTTGCAGGTAACATAATTCTTTATTATGTTTTCGACAAGAACAACAAGAAAAGAAAGTGGTCAATTGGAACAATACAGGGGAAAGTTCAAGGCCCAGGATATGGCGGCATTACTGTTAATATGAACAACGGAACATTTAATTTTAAGAAAGTCTTTAAAGTAGAGGAAAAAAGTATTCTTACTGCAATTGAAAGTCACTCAAGAAAAATAGGGGAACATCCAGCGCTAGCAGACGTCAAAAGAGCTGTTTCGTCGGTTCCTAGGTTTAAAAAGCTCACTAATGGCCTTAGACCACCAGCATATTTCGCTTTACTTAATGCGATTGGCCACCGACATGCTCTTCACTTATCTAATGATGTTCAAGAATATATTAATGAATACTCGAGTGTGCAAGCAATAAAAATGTCAAAGAGTGCTGATCCTAGTGACCGCAGGGCCGCAGCCATAAAGCAAAATAAACATACAGAAGTTTTAGAGCGCCTTGCAAAAGATGAAGATAGAGAGGTAAGATTTGCAGTAGCACTTAATCGCTATACCTCACCAGAGACCTTAGGCAACCTAATGAATGATACAGACGCAGAAATAAGGGGAATGGTAGCTCGTAGTAAGAAGATATCACCCAAAATCCTAATGAACCTTGCAAAAGATGAAGATTGGCGCGTAAGGGGCGCAATAAGCAATAATGACAATACACCACCTGGAGCTTTAAAACTTCTTGTAGATGATGAAAGTGAAGTTGTAAGGAGCTACTTACCAAGTAACCCTAATACCCCGAAGGAAACTTTGAAGCTTTTGATGAATGACGAAAGTACAAAAGTAAGACAGAGTGTCGCGGGTAGCCCGAGTATAGCACCTCATATTTTAGACCTTCTTGTAAATGACAAATCTAAAGAAGTAAGAATTGCTTTGGCATCGAATAATAGCATCTCTCTTAAAACTTTAAAAGTTCTAATGAAGGACAGGGCAGCAGCAGTAAGGTCAGAGATAGCTAAAAGTAAATCCCTGGAGCCTGGATATTTTGCTGCTCTTGCAAAAGATAGATCAGTTAACGTAAGAATTTCTGTGGCATTTAATAGACACACACCCAAAGAGATTGTGGCAGCTCTTGCAAATGATAAGCATGCAATGATTAGAGGATGGGCAAAATATAATTTAGAAAAGAATTTTATGGTCACAAGCGAAAATTTGCTATAACCATAAACTATAATCTGCTGTTGGCTGTCATATCTATTACTAACGATGGCACGCTTGTTTATAACTCCAAGAGAAGTTGATTTCATTAGTGATATTACTAAAGAAATAATTAAAGATGTCATTGGCCAAAAGATTTATTATTTCTCTATTAATGAACTTAAGACGAAAGTCCATGATATATACATGGAGTCTCCAGAAAAAATATTTGATACACCAATAGCTCTTGATGCGATGGTTGAATATCAATCTGAAGTCGTCAAAACAAGTGAGTTTGGATCTGAGACTATGTTTGACATTGAAGTTTGGGTTCATGGACGTGATCTTCTAGATAAACAGATCGAGCTATCCGAGGGCGATTTCTTCAGTTTTGGTGATGTATTTTTTGAAATAACAAAGTATGTTACGACTAATAATGTATATGGCGAAATTGAACACACAGTCGGTTGGCATATATTCGGCAAGCAAGCAAGAAAGACACAGTTTGTTTCTAAGCTGTTCGGTCCTACAAGCGAGGCATACTCCGATCCTGATGCAGTACAAGAAACGTTTGTACAACAGAGAGGTTTCCCTACAGACATAAGGATAGGCGAAACAGGCGATGTTAGAGACCTTCAAAAGAAAGGTGTGCTTGAACGTCCTATCTCTAGGCCAAAAGAGGTTTCACCAAAGGGTTCACAGGGGCGTAAAACAAGTTCTGGATTTTATGATGATGAGAGCTAATGAGGTATACAGATGACAGACGATAAAACAGCTCGTACATTCTCGATCCATGATAGAATTGATGATGAAGGGAAACTACCTGATGGTGTTAAGGGTACTAATATCCCTACAGATTTTCATATCCCGGGTGCTGACTTAGCAGATGTCGATCGAGCTATGTTCACATTATTTAATAAGAAGCTGAAGCTTGAGGTGTCCGCTGGGCAACAAACGGTTCCTGTAGACACTATCTTTGCTGGTGGTGAAAGATTCGCTATTATAAAACGGGGAAAGCCACCGAAAGATAATAGTGGTGCATTTATTCTGCCACTTGTTTCTATAAGAAGAACATCTATAGAACAATCAGAGCATGGTACTATCCCCGGGAGGGGTATGGGCCAAGATACAGGCGAGATAGTCATTAAAAAAAGACTATCTAAGAAAGATCCAAAATTTCAAAATCTTTTGAATAAGCTACAATTAGAAAATCAAGATAACGTAGCGACAGTAAATAATCGTATTTCTGATGGTGCGCCCCAAGGCTCTAACCAAGGTACTGTTGCCAGCAGGCGGCACCAGCAAAAAACATTCAATACAATTACTGGCGAAATGTTAGCACCTGATATTTCTAAAAACATTGTTGAAATCATTACTATGCCTTTCCCGCATTTCTATACTGCATTGTATGAAATAACATTTTGGACACAGTACGTCCAGCACATGAATTCTTTAATAGAAAGATTTATGACATCATATGATGCGCAGGGAAACCAGTTTAGATTAGACACAGATAAAGGGTACTGGTTCGTCGGGTATGTCGATGATGATTTTTCGTCAGAAGACAATTTCACAGAATATACTGGTGACGAAAGATTTGTGAAGTATAAATTTACAATGAAAGTTCCGGCATATTTTCATGCAATCGAAAGAAAAGGCTCAGGAATCCCATTTAGGCGATTTTTATCTGCGCCGCAGCTATCATTTGGATTACATGAAGGTACAGTCCCTGCTTCTATCCAGGCAGAATCACCCGTGGGTACTGGTAACGTTGACAAATTTATACTGAGTGATGTTGATAAGCTTGATAAAAGAGGCAATCGAGTAGAATCAGAGCGTATTGACACTTTAAAAGTGTTAGACATTGTGAAGGATCCATTCTCAGGGAAAGATACTACAAGACACTTAAAAGTACTTTCACGGAACCAAAGAAAGGGAGAAACCGTGATAAGTAAGAGACTAATAACAAAGATTGACGATATTAATTTCTAGTAAAAGAAATTTTATGTCATGACAATCATAATTAATTGATAGCATGGTAGCCAATAGACAGGAGCTTGTATAATATGCCAGAGCAGACTTTTAGATCACCGGGGTTTTTTGAAAGAGAAATCGATTTAACACAGCGCCAACAGGCGCCACTAGGGACTCCTGCAGGTATCATTGGTACAGCAGAAAAGGGTCCAGCATTTGTCCCAGTTACAGTGGGTTCAATTCCAGACTTTAAATCGAAGTTTGGGCAAATGAACTCAAAGAGGTTTGGGCCCTACGCAGTAAATGAGTTTTTAAAGCACAGGTCTGCGGTTACATACACGAGAGTATTGGGAGCAGGTGCAAATGATACTGTCACTGATATCGAAGTAACTAGAACACAGGGCACAGTAAAAAATGCTGGCTTTTCGCTAGCAGCATCGGCAGGTAAAGATGTATGGGCTAGAGATAATGGCGGGACGATGTTCTTAGCTGCTCGACATACGCCACGAGCGAATGAGGCGTTTGGTTATCCAGTATTTACTGATAATGACTCATTCGGGTTAACTGACGTCAACCTTATCCGTGCTATGATTATGGTCGCATCTGGAACAAGAATGATGGTCCTTGATGGCGCTCAGGAAGTTGTACCCAGTATATCTGATCATGATGATGTTGCTACATTGGCTGCAGCTGGCGAAATGGACGGGATGTTTAAGCTTGTTATTTCGTCTTCGACACCAAATTATGCAACATCTGATGGCTTAACAGCTATTAGGGTACTTACTGCATCATTTAATCCTACAAGCGACAACTATATTGGGAAGATATTAAATACCGACCCTACAAAGTTCAATACTGAAGAGCATTTGTTATACGCTGACTTCGGTGTTGAAGACGAATTAGCACCAGTGTCTGCTACGACTGGCTCTGTTATGGTTCTATCAGGAACAACAAACACATCATCGACGTCAGGTGATACATCAGAAACATTCAGAGATGTATACGGTAGGTTTGATACAAGGTTCCAAACACCCTCAACGACTGATTTTATTTCGCAACCATATGGAACGAAAGAATATGACTTATTTAGCTTTGAGTCAATTTCTGATGGAAAATTTGCAAATGATAAGTACAAGATTTCAATTGCAAATGTTAGAAAATCTGTTGATCCAGCAAATGAATATGGAACATTCGCAGTACAGGTAAGATCATTTAATGACACTGACCTTAAGCCAGAAATTTTAGAACAATATCCAGTATGTTCATTGGACCCAAGCAGCGAGAATTATGTCGCTGCCGTTATCGGTGATATGAAGGCAGAGTTTGTTTTCGACACTGATAGAGAAGATGAACGTCGCGTAAGAGTGACAGGAAGATTCCCTAATAAGTCTGCGTTGGTTAGAATTGTAATTAATCCAGACATAGAAAAAAGATATATTCCTGCAACAGCACTTCCATTTGGGTTTAGGGGACAGTCTTTATTAAATACTAATGATATGCTGGTTGATACAGCTGCTGATACAAGCGTATCACGTAGATTGACCGGCGTTGGAATCGGGGCGTTATTTGGTACATCATCTATTGTTCCCCCAGTTCCTCATACATTTAAGGTAACAAAGGGAATAACGACTACGGCATCAAGTTTTGTTGGACAACCAGGTGCTGCAGAAATCGTCGACTCTAGATTATATTGGGGAGTTAAGTTTACGAAAGTACCTGCTACAGGTTCAATCACAGATGCTATCCTAAACCCAAATGTATCTTCAGTAATTAACCCATTAGTCAAGTCATACTCGAAGTTCTTGGGAATTTCGAAGCTCGATGCATTGGTTACTGGATCAAGCGCAGATACTTTTTGCAATAACAAATTTTCGCTAGCGAAGGTCGCACTTAGTAACACATCTGTTGCTGCTGTTACAGCGTCTGCAGCAGAGCATATGCGTGAAACTGCATACATTAGAAACGGAAGTCCAAACCCTAATGATTACAGAGTGGTTGATAGCCTAGCCGTTAACAGGGTTACGCTTGGTACATTGGTAAACCTAACGTCATCAGCAGAGTTTAATAAGTTCTCTAGTTTCACAAAGTTTACTAACTTTATGGCTGGCGGCTATGATGGCGTTAATATATTAGATGTTGATGCATCAAGATTAAATGATAAAGCATCATCTAGTGATACAGGTGGAGGCGCAAATTCTGCTTACACGTCACCTGGTTTAACGACTAATATCGCGGGGGCTGGTCAAGAAAACAATACAGTATTCTCATATCGTGCAGCATCAAGGATTATGACAGATGAACTAACTGTTAACACAAATATCCTTGCGATTCCAGGAATAAGGGATTCCTTTATCACAGATCATGCTGCAACTAGAATCAAAGAGTATGGTCTCGCCATTTATTTACAAGACCTTGTTGGATACGACGAGAACACTACAAGATTATTTGATACTGATAGTACTAAACCTGATGTAGAGAAAACATCAGAACAACTTGATACTCGTGCACTTGATAATAACTATGTTTCTGCGTATTTCCCAGATGTCGTAATTACAGATAGTGTGACAAGCAAAAAGGTAAAAGTACCGCCTTCAGTAGCTGCGCTTGGGGCGTTGGCGTATAATGATAAGGTCGGATTCCCATGGTTTGCTCCAGCTGGATTCAATCGTGGTGCTCTTGATTTTGTTTCGAATACTGATGTACGATTGAATAAAGGTGATCGAGATAGATTACAAGAGTCAAATATTAATCCTATCGCAAACTTCCCTAGACAGGGAACTTCGCCCACATTCGTAATATTTGGGCAAAAGACAATGCAGCAAGCAAAGTCGGCACTTGATAGAGTGAATGTTAGAAGAATGTTACTTGAAGTAAAGAGAATAGTTTCTGATATTTCGAGAGCAGGATTCGTATTTGAACAGAACACGCCTCAAACAAGGGCACGCTGGGTAAATCAAATTACACCTAGGCTAGCTCTTGTACAAATGCAGGCAGGAATAGAGAAATTCAAAGTTGTTATGAACGAAACTAACAATACGCAGGATGACATTGAGAATAATAAACTTAATGGGCGTATTGAACTGGTACCAACCAGAACTGTAGAGTTTGTTGCGATTGATTTTATTATAACGAACGCGGGCGTAAGTTTCGCAGAGTAAGGGGCTTAAGGGTTAACCTTAGGAGATGAGATAAACGATGGTCGAACTTAGTGGAAGATCACCTGGCGTAAGCGTCAGAGAAATAGATTTAACCGGTCCGCAAAATGTAACGCCTGTAGGCGTTCCTGCCGGTGTTATTGGTGCCGCAGAGCGTGGTCCTGCGTTCGTTCCAGTTACTGTTGGATCACTTCCGGATTTCGTTGTTAAATTCGGCGGTTCTGATGGAACAAAGTTCGGGCCGATTGCTGTAGCTGAATGGTTACGTAATGCTCGGGCTGTAACCTTCTTAAGAGTTCTTGGCGCAGGTCGCGGAGAAAAGAGGCTTACAACTGGAAATAATCTTGGTAGCGTAGAAGGTGCTGGGTTTGTTGTCGGGCAACAGATTCCGGGAGCTAATGGTAACCTCGGTGATAACGCATACGCAAATAGCACTGGTCCAAAAGGCAGAATGCACATTTTGGGAACATACATGTCTGAGTCAAATGGTTCATCCATTTTCTCTGATGCAGGTATTGCACACAGAACTGCAACTGTTGCTGTCGCAGTCCCGATTGTTAGGGGTATAGTGATGGCAGCATCTGGTGTTGTACCAATGCTTTCATCCTCAGTGTCTCCATCTGGAGCCCCTGCTGTCGCGCAGGTCGCAACGTCTGCAGGACCAAATGGGGCTATGACGGGCTCTGTTGATTTATTAGGCGGAAATCAAAACTTTGTATTATTGCTTAATGGTCATAAGGGAAATGATGCATCATATCCGAATGTTATAACAGCATCGTTTGATCAGACTGCACCTAATTACCTCGGTAATGTATTAAACCAAGACCCTACGAAGATTGAGGTTGCTGGCCATTATCTTTACTCACACTATGATATTCATCCATCATATGCTGCAGTAACGGGTACTGGAGTCATCGCTGCTGGTAACTATGCTGCTTCGGCTGCATCAAAAGAGCCAGTAGCATTTTTGCTTACAGGCTCTGCACCTAGAAATACTGGCGCAACTACAGCACCAAATTACGAAAACTTTGAAGATAGGTATTCGACTCCTTCATCGCCTACAGTAATTTCACAAAAGTTTGGTGGAAACCCAATAAATCTGTTTAGAGTCTTTATGCTGTCGGATGGCCGCGAGTCTAACGAGAAATATAAGATATCAATTCAGAATATTGCAAAGTCAAACGTTAATGATGACCAATTCGGTACGTTTGACCTTCTTGTAAGAAGGTTCGGTGATACTGATGAGAACCGTGTAATCTTGGAAAGCTTTTCCGGGCTTAACCTTGATCCTACATCACAAAACTATATCGGGCGCCGGATTGGCGATTTGAATGCATATTATGATTTTGACAAAAATTCATCTGGCCAAAAGCTTGTTGTTGAAGGCAAATATCCTAATGTTTCAAATCTAATTAGGGTTGCGATTGATCAAAGGGTTGACGACGAAGAGATAAGCCCTACATCATTACCCATTGGCTTTAGAGGGCCTGCACACTTAATAACCTCAGGCTCTGATCCTCTAACGGCAATTAGTGGTTCTACTGCTGCTTCTGCAGGCTTGACTGACTATGGCAACGAAGGCTTAAAGAGGGTCGTCGAATTACCAATCCCATTTAGAGATAATATTGCACAAGGAATTGATCCAAAGGTCATTGTCAATAAGTCACTTTATTGGGGAGTCCAGTTTACACAAAAAACATCACTTACGGAGCCTAACTCATCGAAAGTTGAGAATAAGACAATCAGAAGTTTGACTAAGTATTTCCCAAATTTCCAGACATCATTGAGAAATGTCCAGGTCGGGGAAAACGCAGGTGTTGCTAACTCTAATGGAACTGTTTTAGATAGTGATTTATATAATAATAACATTTTCTCACTAGACAGAATCCAGGTTAGAACAGCATCGAACGGTATAGTTGATGCAAAAGAACTTGCAAGCATGTCGTATGTAAGAAATGGTCAAATCAGCGCCAATGCTGCGAACAAGACGAGAGCGTTAAGCGTTGCTACAGACTTCGGAGATTTAACTGTTAGAACGATCGCTAAGTTCAACTTCTTTGTCCAGGGTGGTTATGATGGAACGAATATATTCGATAAAGAGTCTAATGAGCTAACCAATATTGCTGTGAAGCAAGAAATGGATGATTCAGCAAGACATCTAAATAACGGTTCAACTGTGAAGTCGTATAGAAAGGGACTGCAGATAATGGGTGATACGACTGACGTCGATATCAAGCTTCTTGCGATTCCCGGAATTAGACATTCAGTCGTATCCGATGCTGGTGTTGATACAGTCGAAAATGATAGATTCGATGCTCTGTATATCATGGATGTAGAAGAGCGTGATGAAATCAATGCCGTTGTTACAGCATCTGTGCAAAACGTTCATGTCACAAATACTGCGACGCAGTTTAACGGCCGAGGTTTGGATAGCAGCTTTGCTGCAGCATATTTCCCAGATGTGGTTATTAATAACCCATTCACGAATTTGCCAACGCAAGTACCGCCGTCTGTTGCAGTATTGGGAGCATTCTCTTTGAATGACTCTGTAGGATTCCCATGGAATGCTCCAGCAGGATTCGTTAGAGGAGCACTTCAAACTACGGATAATGCTTCGTTATTATTGAATCGTTCTAATATGGATACACTACAAGACGCTAGTATCAACCCGCTTGTTTCATTCCCTGGGAGTGATGGGGTTGTTGTATTTGGGCAAAAAACTTTGCATGCTGCACAATCTGCAGTTGATAGAGTAAATGTCAGAAGACTTATGATTGAAATCAGACGTCAAGTACGTTCAATTTCAAATCAAATTATTTTTGAGCCTAATAGAGAATCAACACTAAACCGGTTCTCTAGTCTTGTTAACCCTGTCTTACAGAGAATTCAAGAGCAACAAGGTGTAGCACGTTTCAAAGTTATAATTGATACTACAACAACAACTCAGGCTGATATTGAAAATAACACTATCAGGGGTAAGATATTCGTCGAACCCACAAGAGTTGCTGAAGTCATTAGCGTTGACTTCGTCGTGTCAAATGCCGGCTCAGATGCATAAACACACAGAAGTGATCTTATAAGTTGGGTTTATAAGATCACTTCTGGTTTACTCGCTGTGTGGGCCATATGTACCAATAGCCAGTATACAATAGAGCTTGTATGAAGAGCCTAGGGACATAGAGAGCAATATAAGATGAAATTGACCATCGGTGAAATTAAACACATAATAAATGAAGCTGGAACGACAAGTAATATTCCGCATGAGGAAGTTAAACGGCTGAAGGCAATTGCTTACGGGCGACTGGGCGATGATGTTAATCATGGAACATTTCAAACACATGGGATGTTCCTGCTGTTTGTTTATGATTCAAATAGGCCTACAAAAATCTGGACAAACGTCCCTGAGAAACTTGTTTTTGGGCAACTTCGCAAACCAAAGCCTCTTGACTGGTGGGAGTACGGTAACTTGCATCATGCTCAACAGAAAGAGTTAGTCTGGATGTCTCCTGCGCAACGTGGGAAAGAGATCCAAACTGGAGCACAAAGGTATAGAACTGCCAGCGGTCCAGATAACCCTGGCGCTTCAGTTCATGCTGTTGCGAATGACGTGCAGATGACCGGGCGACCCTCAGCTCGTGGTGATGTTGCTTTGTCAGATAAAGCAAGAAGTATGAAAGAACCGACATGGGGCGACTTACCTCATGCAGAGTTGCGAAAGATTATTCCGCCTTTAATTGCAAAAGCGAAATCAGATCCTAGATATAAGAAAACATTGAAAAAAGTGCTCATGGTTGCATTAGATAAAAATATGATGAGTGATGTCGCGAAAATATTATCCGCTGTACCGTCACTTAAAAGTGAGTCTGTGGCAAAAATTACTTATGGTGAACTTAAAACATTAATTCGTGAGATGAATGAAGACTATCTAACACCAAAGAAACCTGATGGTAATGCTATACGGAAAATGAGATCTATCGAAACTGAGTTAGAACGTGTAAAAAAGCTTGTAGGGCTTGTCCCAATGGCTCGCAGAGTTGAGGTCCAAAGACACCTCGAGATGGCACAAGAGATAATCAAAAATAACCGCCTGGGTGATAACAAATGAAAATTAAATTTAGCCAATTAAGGTCTTTAATAAGCGAAGCTATGGACATGCGTGCCATGACGCAAGATGCCCCAGCTCCTAAATCACATGATACAGTCCATGTAGTTTTTGATGAAACTGGTGTCCAGCGTATTATTGATCCCGTCCATGGAATCGGGCTTGTTGATGATTCAAAGAAATGGAAGCGGGATGATTGGAGAAAGTTTATACGCCAGTATGATGTAAATACAGTCGTGCTTAAAGGTAGGGGAAAAAGACACAGCGATCTGGAATGGTCATCTAGAAAACTATTAGCTGTATTACAAAAACAAGAAAGTGAGGGAAAAGTTATTCCAATCGTGCAGGGTAAAAAAGTACCACAAAAGCCAAGAGAAAGATTATCTGGCGTCAACGCTTAAGATTTTGAAATAAAATGCTTGTTAGGGTCAAAGATGTCCGCGCCGCCATTTCAAACCAGCTTGCTGCGGGTACTCTTCGGAACTTTATTTCGCAGCTTCTAACGGAAGCTACTATTGTAGATTTAAAGTGATTTAACTTTAAAAGGTTCACCCTGAGCATTTTTCTTAATTGCTACAGCTTTTTTGCCGATTGATTTATGTCTTCTATACGCTGTCTCTATTTTTTTAGAAATATAAGGTGAGATTTTGTAGACATAAAAGCCTTCTGTTTTGGGGAATGAAATAGCATAATGTATAAACACTCCAGTGTCCAGATGCATGAGATGTTTGATAGAGATTTCTGGAGTTTCCAATAAGCAAACACGAAGTGACGTCATAGAAATAAATATCTTTAATAAGAGCTTTATAATAAAGTAAAATAACAATTTCTGGTCGAAAAATAAGTAATGATATATTTATAACAAGAAATGATGTTAGACATCATCAAAAGGAGAGACAATGGCTGAAACACTCGACGTCGTAGACATGTTACCAAACCGTTACGAACCAAAAAGAAAATTCCGATGGATCTTGCAAATCGAGGGCGTTGACGCTTTTCTTATGAAGTCCACAGCACGCCCACAACGTGTTTTTGAAGAAATTACAATCGACTGGATTAATTCCAAACGCTACCTTGCTGGTAAGCATGAGTTCCAACCTATAAGCTGCGAATTATATGATGCTATTGCTCCATCTGGTGCACAGCAAATTGAAGAATGGCTAAGGCTGAACTTCGAATCAGTTTCTGGTCGTTCTGGATATGCAGATTTCTACAAAAGAGATATGCAATTGAAATTATTAGATCCAGTCGGTACGGTTGTGGAATTATGGGATCTCAAAGGTTGTTGGCCTAAAGATGTTAATTATAATGAGCTAGCTATGGAAAATAACGAAGCATGCTGGGTAACATTCGTCGTAAGATATGATAACGCCGTACTCCAATTTTAATTTCTTATAAATCTATATAATAGCTTGCATTGGGTTGAACAATTTATAAAAAAAATGTACCATATATTATGGTACAAAAAGCTATAGTTTGTTATATTTGCTCAAAACAATATAAACAAGAGAAAAGGTTTCTTGTCCACCTAAATACAGATCATGAAATTTCTGATTACGAATCAAAATATGTCGATCTGTATTTAGATGGGATAGTTCCAACTTGTCAATGTTCTTCAGAATGCTCAGAGCCGATTAAGTGGGCAGGGTGGAAAAAGGGTTATCTTTCAAAGTACGTGCGTGGACACAATGCAAGAATTGATTCTTGTTTTGCTGATAAAACTGTACAAGCAAAAATGATAGCCAAAAGAGCGCAAGGTTATAAAGACGGAAAATATAAAGTTTGGAATGACGGTTTAACTAAGAATACTGATGAAAGGGTGTTTAAGTCAGCAAAGAAGACGAGTGAAACATACACAAAAAAAGCCGAGGCGGGCGAGATACTAGACTGGAGAATTAAAGATCCAGTCAAGGCTAAGCATCAGCAAAAAAGATATCTGAGACAAAGAAGAGATTATACGCGGAGGGTGTTCTTACTTCGTGGAATAAAGGGCTTGTAAAATCTTCTGATCCGAAAGTTTTAGCAATGAGTAAAAAAATCTCTGATCGGTATGTTCATAGAGAAGCTGGCCGCCGAATGAAGATATCAGAATTAGTTCAACGTACATCTAGACTGCATGGATTTGAGCTAATAACTTCACCAGAAGTATATAGAGGTAAATACACTACGAAACTTGAGTTTAAATGTTTAAACTGCAATGTTTCAAGCTTTAAGACACTAGGTACGATAGAGACAACACCAGTTTGTCATAATTGCAATCCAAAAGAATCGAAGGGCCAGCTTGATTTATATGAATTCATAAAATCTTTTGAAAATAATGTCACGTTATCTGATAGAACTTTAATTAAACCAAAAGAAGTTGACATTTTAATTGGTAAAAAACTTGCTATAGAATACGACGGTTTATTTTGGCACTCAGAAAGATTTTTAAATTATGATTATGCAATGAAAAAAACAGACATATGTAATACTGCGGGTGTGCAGCTTATACACATTTTTGAAGATGAATGGAAGAACAAAAGACATATAGTTGAAAGTATGCTAAAGTATAAACTTGGATTGTCTGCAACTAAAATTGGGGCTAGAGAATGTAATATTAAGCAAATTAAATTAAAAGAGCGCAGAGCTTTTTTTGATAATAATCATATTGATGGAGATGTAAGGGCAAAATATGCATTTGGTTTATTTCATAAAGATAAATTAATGGCTGCGATTTCTTTGCGAAGTGCTTTTCACAAAAAATATGATAAATTTTATGAAGTCGCTCGGTTTGCTGTTAAGAAAGATTGCACAGTCGTTGGAGGTTTATCAAGACTTACAAAATGTGCATTTAAAATATCTACTAATGACGGAAAAGTAGGGTTAATCTCGTATATTGATTTGAGATACGGAAATGGGAAAGGGTATAAAGCTGCAGGTTATAAAATAGTAGCAAAAACAAAACCACGATTTTGGTGGACAGACTTTACTAATAGATATGACAGATTCAAGTTCAGAGCAACAAATGGAATAAGTGAAAAAGATGTTGCTGCTGCTAATGGTGTTGTCAAAATTTATGGGTGCCCAAACCTTGTTGTCGAGTATACATAATTAAATTCATCGGCATAAGATGACTAGTTCTAATTTCAAAGACGACAAATGAGCGTTATGGGTGTTGTCGCATGCCCTAGCCTTCCGTATACCTTATTGTCACTCATTGTGAGTAATAGCAGTCGAAGTAAACCGCTTATTTGTGGCTCAATACTTAGAACGTAACACCTAGTGTCCTTCAAGCCACCATTCCCATAGATTGGCACCTCAATTATATCACCTAATTTTATGTCTGCACATTCAATTTTCATTAATAAGTCTCTTTTAAAGAGTTAAAATCTTCTCTCATAAGAAGATAGAGTCTATAAGCACTAACTGTATAGTCTGTCCCGTCAATAGCGTAACACAGAATGGTTTCAGAATTGCCATCGGTAAAATATGTCTTTGAGGGACCATCTTCTCGATGCATGTGGCCTTTCTGGCAGTAGAGTTCTGTCGCTTTGACGCCAGTATCATAATAACTGACTTCAGCTGGGCCATCAACTCGGTGCAAATGACCATTTTCAAAATACTTTTCGTACCATACATTGCCATTATTATAAAAAGCTACGATGGCAGGTCCATCTTCACGATGCAGCTTGTAGTAACCAAAGTTATCGGCTGAGTCAATATTTTTCGTACATAATACTATCGATTTTGCCAGTAACATAGTCAATCTCAGTTATAATCTTACAATCATCGCGCATAAAGATTTGAAGATTAGAATCCCGTGTTATTATAAACTCTAATTTATATGGCATTAATGTATTATTAATATATTACGTTTTTATTCATTTTTACAAAAAAATATATTATTTAGAATGTAAAATGAACAAAGTAAATAAAACACACATCTGGAAAATAGTAGGTACACAGAACACAAAGAAATTTAAATTTAAACTTGCTTCTTGTCATGAAGTTATTAACGCTGAATTGATTAATGACATCGAGACTGCAATCTGTAATCTATCATCTGATATTAAAAATAAAATTACAGTAGTCTCATTGAAGTTCGTCGATTCTGTTGTTTGTGGGTCCAAGCTATATACTGAACTAAATACAGCAAATACAGCGAAGATTTCACCAACTGAAGGTTTACTTTTGGGTGACAATGCTAAAATGCGGATGAACGTTATGGCAGGTACTGATCATCTAAAAGATAAAGAAATCCCTATGTCAATGTCATCACTTACTAGCATTTCTAGTAGGCAGACATTTCCTGGGACACATATTATTTATAACACTATAAGGGAAGCATTTGACAAAGAGTTTTTAACGAAGTTAGTTAAGGTCAATAAGAAAGCTCCGACTGCGAAGTTTTCGGATCCTGGAGTAATGCCTGTAACATTCACTTATGGATATGATGATAGCTCTTATACTTGGGACAATATCGTAGCGACGGATTCTGATGCATTGGGTGCATTCAAGTTGCTAATACCAGCGCATCTATCAAAAGCAGAAGAACTATTTTTTCCTTGTGAAAAATAACGTTGAACAAATTATAATGATAGTGTTATTATAATTTAACAAAATAATTTAATTAACCTCAAAAAATTGGCCTACACGATGTAGACCCAATTAAGTAGGTTGGAGAAGTAAAATGAGTGTAGATGTTGGCGTCATAGTTGGGCGCTTCCAAGTAGAGTCCTTACATGAGGGACACAGATTCCTTATAAACAAGGCATTTGAAAATCATAGAAAAGTAGTAATTTTTATTGGTGTATCACCAATCCAAGGGACAAAGCATGATCCTTTAGATTACCAAACAAGGGCAAGAGCAATTCAATCTGAGTATCCAGATGCTATTCTCTTACCTTTACACGACAAACAGTCAGATGAGGTATGGAGCGATCAACTAGATTCAGCTGTTACTGCTGTCATTCCCAATATATCAAAAGCCATGCTATATGGTGGAAGAGATTCATTTCAATCTCACTACAAAGGGAGGTTTACTACAGTAAAGGTAGAATCAGCGATAAGGTACCATAGTGGTACAGAACAACGCGAGGACTTAGGCAAAGTTGTAAGAAATTCTCCAGACTTTAGAGCTGGAATAATTTACTCAACGCAAAATTCATGGCCTTATGTCAAAATGTGCGTAGATATAGCAGTCTTGACAGTTCGATCAAGTGGTATGATGGTTCTCCTGGGTAGAAAAAATAATGAAGTAAAATGGCGTTTGCCAGGTGGAATGGTTGATAAAGGTAGAACACTTGAATGTGAAGCTTCTAAAGAATTGAGAGAAGAAACTGGAATTGATATTATTAAAGATGATTTTAAATACCTTATGAGTACGCCCGTTGGTGATTGGAGGATGAAGCAAGCCGGCGAAATAGGGTTACTAACATCACTCTTTGCTGTTAGAATAGATGATACAGAAGCTGTTGCTGGTGATGATCTGTGTGAAGTTAAATGGTTCGAATTACGTAAAGCGCATGAAGGCATAATGCCGGGCCATAGACCTCTTATCAACTTTCTAAAAAAGGAATACCTACCATGATCAACGACAATATTATCCTACTTTCTGATTCATACAAAGCATCACACGCTAAACAATATCCTCCTAATACATCAAATATATATTCTTATTTTGAATCTAGGGGCGGCGAGTTTGAAGAAGTTGTATTCTTCGGCTTACAGTATTTAATCAAGAGATATCTTGCTGGTCAAGTTGTAACACAAGAAAAGATCAATGAAGCTTCAATATACTTTGCTGATCATTTTGGCAACTCAGACATGTTCTATAGAAAGGGCTGGGAATATATCCTAGAAAAGCATGATGGCCGGCTGCCAATTGAAATTAAGGCAGTTCCTGAGGGAATGCCAATCAAGCCAAGAAATGTAATGATGACTGTGGAGAATACAGATCCACAGTGTTGGTGGTTGACCAATTACGTTGAGACATTGTTAGTTCAATGCTGGTATACATCAACGGTCGCGACCATTTCAAGGGAAATGAAGAAAGCTATTAAGAGTGGGCTTAAGCGTTCTGCTGACGATCTGCTTGGCCTACAGTATAAGTTGCATGATTTTGGTTGCAGAGGTTCAACATCTATGGAATCTGCAGCTATGGGTGGCGCAGCACATCTAGTGAACTTCAGTGGATCAGATACTCTTCCGGCAATCCAGTTCTTACGAGAGTACTACGGCCATAATATGGCAGGGGTTAGTATTCCCGCCGCCGAGCACTCAACTATTACGAGCTGGGGCGAGGCCAGTGAGTTAGAAGCATATAAAAATATGTTAGAACAATTTCCTACTGGGCCAGTAGCTGTTGTGTCTGATTCTTGGGATATATACGAAGCGACAAAAAGGCTTTGGGGTAGAGAATTAAAGGAAGCTGTCTTGGCAAGAGATGGTACGGTGGTCATTCGACCAGATTCAGGTGATCCCAGAAAGGTCGTACCTGCCCTCCTAAGGATTTTAGACACTGAATTTGGGGGTGCTTACAATGACAAAGGTTACCGTATGTTACCACCACAAGTAAGAGTGATTCAGGGCGATGGCATCAATCGTCGCACCTTAAGTGAAATTATTGATGCCGTACTAGAAGCAGGGTATAGTCTCGATAATGTTGTCTTTGGTTCTGGCGGCGGCTTGTTACAAGATTGTAATAGAGACACATGTCAATTTGCATTTAAGTGCTCAAGTGCCGTCGTAAATGGGCAGCAGCGTGATGTTTTTAAAAGGCCGGCGACAATGCCCTCGAAAAATAGTAAAAAGGGTCGCCTTAGATTATTGTCACACCCATCATTCGTTACACCAACGAATGGATCAGAGTATATGACGGTAACTGATGATTTACAGATTCCGGATGCTGTTGACATGTTAAATGTCGTTTTTAGAGATGGAAAATTAATGAGTGATCAAACACTCGCTGACGTTCGTCAACGTGCTAGATTGAAATAATAATTCTTAATAAAGCAAGACATTCTTCATATTTATTTGCATGAAGAATGTCTTGTTCCTGCTTATAATGATGTTATTTTCTGCTCCAGCTTTTGCTGTTGAAGTAGAAAATTTTTGTAATTCTATTAAAAAAGATGATGGCTCTGTAGTAAAGCAATGCCCAAACTCTGGTGAATATTGGGATGATGTTTTTGATCGTGCATTCCGCTCTATAGAACCCTCATCATCTCGTAGAGATCTATACAGGGTCGGCGAAATAAAGCTTGGAAATAACGTATACAGATTACAAGAACTTATTCTTTATAGAGGGCATTACATCATTGGGTGCGGCACAAGCTGCAGTATTCTTGAGATAGATAGAGGTATCACGACTCGTGTATGTGCTGGTGGAAAAGAAACCGATCCTGCGTGTGCAAGCCCAATGCCTAGAGGGTTTAAGGGCGATGCAACACTAGAAAAGCTGTCGGTATGGGGAACTTCTAAATCACAAGGTGCAACAGGCATTACTGCGTCTGCAAGAATCGCGTTACGCGATGTCGAGATAAGATGGTATAGTATGGGCCTCAGAATTGAGGCAACATACCCACAAGGCAATGCCAATGGTGTCTATCTCTCCTCAGTACAAATTCGTAATATGGCATCATGGGGATTGTATGTCCGTGGTGCTGATGCAAATGCTGGTCACTTTGAACATGTCGATATCAGTAACGTTTGCGAAAAAGCTGTAACAGATTGCTGGGGATGGAAAGAACAGAGCTTTTTGGGCAATACGATTATCTCTCCACAAGTTGCATATGTGTGGAATACAAAGACAAAAAAAGAGTTTCCGTCGTATATAATCAGCGTTGGCAATAACAATGCACCATCTGCTATCATTAACCCATACCAAGAAGGATCAGCAGTCGGTTCATTTCTTGGTGGTAATATTACTGTCATCGGAGGTAATATACAAAATGCAGGTGATGATTCCGTCGTACAACTTCGTGGTCATCATCTTAAAGGTAGTATACGATATGCAGATGGAACGGGTCTGCTCGGATTACATAGAGATACCCCATTCGCATTCAGTAGTGGCAGGCAGCTTGTTGATATGGGATGGAAACCAGAGTTTGGAGTCTTCGGCTGGCGTGTTGGTCAATTGTCAGGTTCTGATCTGTCTATGACAACACATAGATCACAAACGAGCCATGGAACAAAGTTGACACCTAATCGAGCTTGGGTTGGGATGCAAGGGTGTATTTACGAAAGTAAGCCCAATGCTACAATAGAAAAATGTTGGGGCAAAATTAGAGTTGGAAAATCATGTGCATCATCTTTGGTTGGCTCACGAATTGTAAATAATGCTCCCTTAAAAGGTGAGCCATTGGAAGCTGTGTGCGTTTGTCAGGGCACCATTATAAACAGAGGCAAATGTGTCGGTGGCCCTCAAGTTTGGGTTGCTAAATAGCTAGAACTGCGTGAAGCCGTATAAATGCGCTACTTCTTTATTAAACCCATAATCCAGAACTACGTAGCGCCCGTCTGCAGTCTTACCCCATTGCTCTCCGGCCAATAGATCATTAACAACAGTACCGGTTGATCTGGCAAACCCAATAGTATCTTTTATCAGCTTAATGGCTCTTTTATCATCTATGTCACCGATAACACTCTCAATTGGCTCATTATCTAAAAGCACGCCAGAAATGCAGTCACAAAAATCATAAAAGTAAATGCCAGTATCCATCTTAAATGTTTTATTGTCAACTTTTTGCAAGTGCTCAACTTCCAGCCACAAAAATTTATCATGATAATCAAAGATTTTTGCCATGAGTGGTTTCGCTTCTGGGTCTGTGTATGTTTCTATCTCTGCTTTGTTTTGCGCGATTCCCTGAGAGTTCATAGCTATTTTTATAACCTTTCTGCTATTAATTCTGTATGCTCTCCTGGATGACCCTACACCTGCTTGCTGCATTCGTAAGGTGGCATCAAGATAACGCAGCATCTCACCAAGATCAGTCAAATGTCTGAAGGCATTAAATGTAAAGGTTCTCTTGCGCTCACTTAACACGTAACTAATAAATTCATTAAGCGGTTTCATATTCATAATTATATAAAGCTTATTTATTATTTATAATAAACACAGGACTAGATGGCAAACGCACAGATAATCACAAGAGGTTTTGGGCCCGATGGCAAAATTATTACCCGTGGGTATGGTTTAGCTTTAGTATTTACAGTCGGTGACGCACCCGCACGTAGAATTGGGAGCCGTGGCGGATCTGGTAGAAAATATGAAGTTGAATATGACATTAATAAGAGACTACCCTATGGCCAGTATAGAGTAACAGCGCAGCTTATAGGCTCTGGTTCAAATGCGGTTGTTGCTGATGGGGATACAGGCATCATTTACTTTGACGAGTCAAATAAAGCGAATGTTATTGTAACAAGAATAGATGCAGAAGCCGAGCCTGCTGATGAAGTCGAGATACTAGTCAGCATTCGTGACGTCACAATAATCTAATGTACATCTTATACATTGAATTTTCATATGATGTGTTTATTACATACATCATTAACAGCGATTAGAGAGCATTCTGGCATCTCGTATGCATGCTTTGAGTGCTAATGTAACAAATAATCTTTCCATAACTTTACACTAGGTAGTATTTACTTTTGAATGCTATGATATAAAATAGTGGGGTAATATGGGAAAAACTAGAAAAAATGAAATTTTTGATAAGAAAGCTGCAGTAGATGAAATGTCTAGTGCTCCGCCTGGTGGTTTAACATTTAATGTTCCCTCCATTAGTGTTCCTGTTCCATCACAGGGTGCTGTTTACCCACAAGGCAGTGCATTATGTGATAGTGTAGCAATTGATATCAACGCAATGACGGCAGCACAAGAAAACATCTTAACTAATGCAGCCCTTGCGAAAAAAGGGACATTAATGTCTCATCTACTAAATTCAAGTTTAGTAAACAAAGCGATCGACGTAAGAGAAATGCTCGTCGGCGATAGAAACACACTTATGATCGCCCTACGAATTTCAGGGTATGGCGCTTCATATCCAGCAAAGGTTGAATGCCCGAATTGTACTCATAAAGAAGAGAGGACGTTTGAATTAAATAAGCTTGAATTAAAGAAATTGAATATAGATTCAGTCGAGCCAAATACAAATGTGTTCGAAACAAGATTACCGATGTCAAAGTATCTAGTTAGATTTAGATTTTTAACTGGTCATGATGAAGAAGAAATGACGCTGGTTTCTACAAAGAGAAAGAAGTCTCTTGGTGATGCTAGTAGCGAATTGATTACATCTGGTCTGCTGGCATCAATTGTGTCGATTAATGGCGTCACCGATCGCGCAGAGTTGGCAAGAGCAATCCCTACAATGCCGGCCGCTGATTCACAGTATCTTCTAAAATATATACAGAATAATGAACCTGGTATCGATATGGAACATGGTATGACATGCTCTAAATGTGACAATGAGTGGGAGGTAACGATGCCCTTAGGGGCCAACTTTTTTTGGCCTAACGCCGAGTGATCATGAAATTTTTCTAGAACCCATTTTTCTGTTGATGTGGCACTCGAATTTTTCATTCGAGGCTGCTTGGAATATCCCAGTTACATACAGGCGCTGGTTCATCAACAGAACAAACAGGGAGTTGCAAAAGGGTGATGAAAATGATGCATCGCCTAATGTTCCTAGAAATCATACTCCAAGAGAAAATCAGCAAATATCTGATAACATGCAAAGGTTTCTTCAATAGTTAAACATAGGAGTTTTTATGAATGAAAGTATATTCGACGATTTTGGCATTAGTACTGTAGGAAAACTATTTCTTGCGGGTGTCGCAGCCTCAGCACTTGGCAAAATATCTAATTTAAAGATACACGGAACGTCTGAACAGGTCGAGGTCGTCAAGGCAGCTTTAATTGCAACAAAGAAGTTTCAAGAAGAATTGAATCGTCCCGGTGCAACCGCAGAGACGATTATGAACAAGCTACAAGCAAAAAATGCCACATCAAGTGACTTCGAAAAAAAGCTCGGCGTTCCTTTCCCTCTCTAGTATTGAACATTTATTAATAAGTACACGTTTCGTCTAACATAATACTTATTAACACGAGGGTTTGATATGGCTTCCCAGATAGAAATACAGCAACAGCTTAATAAGCTTGCTACAAGTCGCACCAAAATGCTCAAAACGCAGTCTGAGCTGCTCAAAGGGCAGATCGGTTTAGCTGCTGGGCTTGTTAAGGCTCTTGAGGGCGCAGATACTGGCGATGTCACTGAGTCAATCAGGGGTATGAATGAAGCATTGAGCGAAGCTGCTGCTACAGCAGAGGAGACTGGTGTTGGTGTTTCTTCATCAATGGGAGCTGTCGCAAAAGCCTTCTTAAAGTCTAAGGGCTCAATGAAGGGTATGAAAAGTATGCTTCTAGCCTTTAGCGGTGAAATACCCAAAGCAAAAATTGCAGCGTTAGCTTTCTTAGATGGTCTAGCGTCTGGGTTTATGTTTTCGATAAATCTACTAAAGTCACTAACTGGACTAACAATGTCTGTTGCTGGTGCATTCCTCGATATCGGTAAGGCAATTTTAAGCATCCCGCTAGGTGTTTTGGATGGTCTAATAATGACCGCGAACAAACTCCGCGGAATCATGCAAGCAATTGCTACATCTACTGAAGAGGTTCGAAAAGCATTTGGTGATCTTGTTTCTGGGCCGGGCCTAGCTGTAGTATCTACTGCAAAAAGTTTGACTGGCGAACTTGAAAAATCTGGTTTAACTGGTTATAGAGTTTTTGGAAATCTTGCTGAGCGTCTTGACTATGTCAATAAGCTAGCCCAGGGTATGAATGGTTCATTTGAAATGTTCAAGAGGGAGATTTCTGGACCGGTTGGCACAGCTATTTTGCTGATGCAGAAGGGGCTTGGAGCGACAGCAGAGGATATGGGCGGTTTGGCAAGAAAAGCACTTGCCATGGGTTCATCTCTAGAAAAAGAATTAAGAGATGCATCAAAATACGCACTTTCTTTTGGTAATGCTTTTGGGCTTTCTATTAAGAACATCGGTCGCGATATAGCGGCTATGTCTAAAGACGTTCAAAATTTCGGAAACCTTGGTCCAAGAGCTTTAGCTAAGGTATCTGTTTATTCGAAAAAGCTTGGTATTGAATTTAAATCACTTCTTGGTATTGTCGAACAATTTGACACATTCGAGTCCGCCGCGATAAGCTCTGCAAAACTTTCGCAAGCCTTCGGCGCAAACGTCGACGCAATTAGGTTAATGAGGGCTGAGAATCCTGCTGATCGACTGGAAGAGTTAAGGCGCGGGTTTTTCGCCGCGGGTCAAAGTGCGGAGAAGCTGACAAGGCAGGAGCTTAAGCTTCTTTCGCAAACAACTGGCCTTAATGCAGAAACTGCAAGGACCGTTTTTTCACAAAAGAATATGGGCGTAACGATGGCCCAGCTGGAAAAACAGGGTAAGATTGCACAGAACAGGCAAATAACGACTGCACAAGCAGTTCAAAAGTTAGCTAGTAGCATAGAAAGAATAATAAAACCGTTCAGGGAGTTTACTGGGTTTCTTACAGCGTTCGCTGATGGTTTTGCACGTGGCGTCTTCGGTGCGAAAGATTTTCGTACAATGCTAACTGGTTTATATGGTGCACTTCGAAAGACGTATATGATAGGCATACGGGTAGGCAAGATATTCGTTGATATGTTCCCAGGCGTAAAAGACATGGTCAACGTTCTTAATGACTTTTTCTCTGTGTCAAAGAAGGGCTCAGAATTTAAGAAGTTCATTGAATCAGTAGAAAAAAGTTTCAAAAGTTTCTTCTCCTCAGTTATAACAGGCGACGTAAAAACTGTCGGGAATCTGTTATCAGATCTAGAAGATAGCTTCGGCATCTTGGACGCTGAGGGCAAAGGCAAAAAATTCATAGAAGGATTTAAGAAGTTCGGACGAGGTATAGGGCTCGTTATGGGTCAACTGATAAAGATAATCCAACCAGAGATTGAAAAAATCTTAAATGACGTTTGGAAAAAAATTGAGCCGTCTGTCATGAAGGGCGCCGTAGCCATCGGTGCTCTTTTCTTTGCAACGATGTTTTCCGCTGGCGTAATAAAGGCTGGTGTTTCATTTCTCGTAGTATCACTCGGTGAAGCATTAATCGCAGCTTTCGCTGGTGGCACGGCTGCTTCTTCATTCGCTGCTGCCGCCGGAGCAGTAAGCTCGGTATTATTTAATCCACTCTTGTGGGTTCCTGCACTAATTGGTATGTTTGCTGCACTTGGTGTAGGCGTCTCTGCAGGCATGAAAAAGTTCGGGCCGACATTCACAAAAGAGTTCGGGGCAGGTACATCTGCTGCAATGGCATCTGCTGCTGCAGGAATGATCGATACTTTAACATTCGGTCTCCTTGGTAAAGGCACATCGGAAACTGCAGGTAGGTGGATTGGGCAGTTCGCACAAGCAGCTGGAGGATATATCAAGACTATCTTCGGGCCAGCTGTTTTTATGAATATCAAGAAACAGCTCGATGCAGGTATAAAATTGCTTGCTTCATTGGGTGATTTCGCCAAAGCAATATTCAGTGGTGATATGGGTGTAATAAAGTTAAAAGCCTTGGAGTTTGGTTCCGCACTACTAGCTTCACTTTATACTGCGATAACCGAAGGTATCCCTATGCTCTATAACTTAGGCGAAAGATTATTGGGAGCAGTAGTCATGAAAGGCATCCCTTGGTTATTTGATTTTATTCAAGGCACATTAATCCCTGGACTCCTTGAGATAGCAGCTAAAGTGCTTTCTGTAGTATCACATATTATATCTGGAATGTTTAAACGAATGTCAAGCTTTTCTGAGTCTATTCCGTTAATTGGTGGATTGCTTGCGCCAATTTTTGAATTTTTGGGCGACACATTTGAGCTAATAGGTGATGTTTTTGGATTTCTTGGTGAAAAGCTAAATGATTTTAGAGTCATGATAAAAGGCATGGGCGGTTATTCATCATATATCGGGCTAATATTCGAAATGATGAAACTTATGGCGGAAGATGCATTGGAGTACGTCGGCGAATTTTTCACAGTTAAATACTGGAAAGACTTGGGCTCTAATATTATGAAAGGCTTAGTTGGCGGTCTCAAAGGTATAGGGACAACGTTGTCAGCACCATTTAAGGGCGGTATAAGCAAGATTAAAAAGGCGCTTGGAATCGCTTCTCCTTCAAAAGTGATGATGTCGATAGGTAAGGACATGGCGGCCGGAGTAGGGGTAGGCGTCAGGGGGATTCCTGACGCCTTGGAAGCAGCCTCAAAGATTGGCGTAACACGTGTAAAATCAGCTTTCGATAAAATTAGCCAATTAGACAATGCCTTCATACGCAAAGCAAGAAAAACAAGCACTTTACAGGCTACAGGTGCAATCGACGACTTGGTAAAAGAAGCAAGCGCAGTTTCTGATACAGTCGAGAGTATAAAGACGCTTGACATAGACGCAAAACTAAAGCAGCTGGGTGATAAGTTAGGCATCGAGGGTGATGAACTAACTATTAAGCACAGAGATTCAAAATTCATCATTAACTTAAATGTTACAATGGAGGCAGATAAATTAGTTAAGGTTCTTGCTGAGTCAGGTGTTGTTACGACGGAGATATCAAGATGAGTTCCAATAAAGACAAGCTTTTAGAAAAAATAGCTGGAGATGCTAAGTATAATGCGATCATGAAGTCAGCAGATCCAGAGGTCAGGGCCCAAGTAGAAAAGCTAATCTCTGCATTCTTTGATGAGATCGGTTCCAACCTAGATATGATTGAGTCGAAAATGACCGATCCAGAATTTATTGCTGAAGTTAAGAAAGGGGGCTCGTAACCTGTGACTGAGAAGGGTAAAAAACGGTCTATCATCGTAACTGGTACGGGCCCACAAAATACAACAAAGAGAGGAGATGATATCCCTCTAAAAAAAGCCGATACAAGAATTGTACCTGCACAATCTCCGGCGCCGATGTCAATTGAGGAGATGTCAGAATACATCTCCTCAATCACATCTGATCAGAGGGATGGGAATGCATATACGGTTTCTGGTGAGGCCAATGTAACGTCAATAAGAAACGAAGATGGAACACCCGCGCCGCTATCAACAAGCAACAATGACATTTTTGCATCACTTGAATTTTTATCGAGCCTGGGAATTCTCGGTCAAACATTTACAAGCGAAGATATAGCAGCAATCACAGACCCTGAAAAGGGTCTGCATGATATGTTGCGTGACATCATCGGAAACCCAGGGGGCAGATCTATAAATGAGGATGGCACCGCAGTGAACCATGGTGATGGATTTGCCACCAAGAAAACGCCATCAGAAGCTGGCTCGATACAAAGAAAGCTCTCAGCCGTATTAAAGAAAAATAGATTCAACCCGTCGGGCGAAACGCCATTTGTTCAAGCTGGTTCAATTTCATCATCTACTAAATCGATAGATACAAGATCTATCGGCAAATCACAAGCTAGGCTTGGTTCATACGATAATGGAGCAGGAAATGTTTCATATGAACAAATGAAAAAAATTGGCCTTGCATTGATGCTACGCTCGACCGGCGAATTTATAGGTAGGGATGGTGATCCGACAGACATAGGCATCAGCACTGCTGCGATTATCCCGGGGGAAGCACAGTTAGCAGTAACAAAACTAGATCAAAAATCTTTATGGGCCAGTGATTTAACTGAGGCGCAAGGAGCACCTCCAGGCGGAGCTGGATTGGAGAGTGATCTTGTATTCGACGAAGCTGGTTCTGTTATAGGCGGGTCATATGGCAATCTAAACACATTCCTAGAACCATTCGGCGGATTCGCACCCGTGGGCATGATAATATTAGGCGCTGCGTTGGTAATCGCTGCTAAGCTCGCAGTTGAAGGGTTTCTATCATTAATTAATTTAGTATTTTCTCCTGACCCTATTAATGATAAGTCAATTCCAAACGCAGAGCGTGACATCCGTCCAATGGGCGCCTCATCTGCAAGAGCAAATGCACGAGGTGGTTTAGTAGATAGAAGTAGCTTCGGGATTGCAACCACGAAGTATGATTATTTAACTGCGGTAAATCGTGGTATTGACGTATTCTTTGAGTTTGATGGAACCAGTTTTGTTAAAGTCATAAAATCACCTGGCTACTATGCTGTATTGGTACGCTCGATAATCAGATCTACATCACGCATCATTTCTGGACTAGTAGACGCTGTTTCCGGTTCAACAACACCACTTTCAGGTGTCCAGGCGTTACTAGGGATGGTGGATGTTATATCATCTTCAAAGATTATTGCATTCTTAAATGTTCTTGCTGGTCTTGGTGATGGAATAATAGAGTTAGAGAATCAGGGCTTTCTAACACCAGATGCAATTGGGCAATTAGGTAACCCTACAAACCTTCCTGATTCTGGGAAAATTTCTACAATAGATAGATTGACTGATAATACTGCGACGCATATAATGAAGAGTCGCGCTAAAGATGGAGCGACGCAATTAGCTTGGCGCACGTCCTCAACTTTATCAAGCTATTTACTACCTGCAAGTGTGATAAAAGCATCAAGCTTGTTGTCATCGCCCACTGTAAATGCTACGTCCGCACTTGCTTCATTATCATCTGCAAAAATTGAAGTAGCGACCAAAAGAATAAGTTCGGAAAATGCAAAAAAGATTGAAGACAAGCTCGAGGCGGAATACGTTCCTTTCTACTTCCATGATCTTAGAACAAACGAGATAACATCATTCCATGCATTCCTCTCATCAGTAAGTGATAATTATGATGCAGCATACAATGATGGGCAGTTTGCTGGCAGAGTGGATCCTATAATGGTATATAAAAGCACCAAAAGAGCTATTGATTTATCATTTTGGGTTGTATCAACGAACGAAGAAGATTTTGACATAATGTGGTGGAAAATAAATAAGCTTGTGACGTTGCTGTATCCACAATGGTCGAAGGGCAAGAAGTTAGAAGCTGGTAGTGACACATTTATCCAGCCCTTCTCCCAAGTTATGACCTCATCACCTATGATTCGTTTAAGGCTCGGAGATTTATTTAGATCAAATTATTCGAAGTTTGCTTTAGCAAGGCTTTTTGGCTTGGGGACATCAGATTTTAGTCTTGATGGCTCAGAATCCGTTATCGAGGAAAGTCAAGAGGAAGAGTTTGCAGCGAATTTACAAAAAATTGGTGATGCAATTAAAAGACAGATTGCAAATCCATCGAGTGTCCAAGACCCTGAATCAGCTGGCTATTTTATAGGTGATAAAGCAATCTTAAAACCTGTAAAAGGAGTTTTAAAGCTTAAGATTGCTGGTGAACAAGCACTACGGGATACAACAAATCCACTTAATGTTAATATTACAGGCAGAACTCTAACTTCACATCCTCACTCGAATAAGCAAATTACAACATACGAGTTTACATTAGAGCAGCCGGCTGAAGGTGTATCATCTGGACCTTATCTCATTGATCATAGTTCACTAGAACCGAATATACCTTATCTAAATGCGCAAATTGCAGATGCAGAATCCGCAAATAGCGCCCAACCAACACCCGAATCACAAGCAGTTGAAGACTTCTTCACGGCTAAAAATAACTCTATTGTTAGATCATTTGAGTCGGTCGCAGGACGTGGCCTAGCGGGTGTGATAAAATCAATGCGTGTAGACTGGAAAACGCCAAGGTGGGAAACTACACTTGGGAGAAGGGCTCCGCAGTGGGCACAGATAACGATGGCCTTTCACCCAATTCATGATATCACTCCTGGACTTGATGATGCTGGGTTTAATAGAGCACCAATTTATCCAGTTGGAAAGATTGCGAAACCCGTTGCAGGTGATCCATTCGACGACGATGCAAGTGATAGTGAATATAGCAAGGCACATTTAGAAGTTAACAAGTCTAATAAAAAGAGAGGGTTTTAATGGCAATACGCAGATATTCTAGAGCACCAGTTATTGCTGGTGGTTTGCAACAAGGGACTTCAAGCGCAAGCCGTATCATTAAAAGTGCGGTGGACGCGGGACAACTTGAAACCACAGTCAGAACACTTCAGGGAAATGAAAGATTGGATGTTTTAGCAGGTATATATTATGGCGATTCACAGAGCTGGTGGATAATAGCTGCAGCATCAGGAATAGGGTGGGGCCTACAAGTCCCACCCGGGACAAGAATAGTAATCCCAACAGACTTAGGGCAGATTAAGGAGATCGTAGGGTAATGCCCAATGAGAAATTGCAACGTGCCGTAAAGGGTTTAGAGAAGTATTTTGATATTTCTACACGCGAGGATGTTGTATTACATGCACTTACACCCTCCGTGAAACCCGACTCATCAGTTAATACGACGCCTGAAGGTAAAATTGCATCTCTTGTCATATCTGTTGCTGAGGGCTCTTTAACATCAACGCAGATTTTAAAGGAGCTTGAATCCTTTTCGTCAAAATCTCCTGCTACTAAAAAAAGAATAGAAGAGTTGCTGTCTGTTTACGTCGATGGCAATTCATTGGACTCACAAAATGTGATGTCAAATATAGTAGGCGCAGACAACTCAGAAAGATTATCACTAGTCCAGCTAAATGACATCCAGATAACCCCAGCAGGTCGTGACGTTAATGCGGTGTCGTTATTCTTAAATTCTATTCCATCTATCGAAATTAGTAGATGTGTGCCACTTTTATCTATTGAGGTGCAGTCTAATAGACCTCCGATATCAAAAAATAACAACGTCCAAGCATTATCATTGGTAAAATTTCTAGAAGGCGCAGCAAGTGTTACGAATACTGACAAGCGGTTGGTTTTAGGCTTACGTGGCGCATCTGCTGGCAGCGAAGAAGTGACAACGACGTCAGGCATGGAGTTATTTACTGCACCACAAATGCTTGTAAACCCAGACGTTTCTTTTGACACTGACAGGGCGTCACCAGTTATAGATAAATTCAGGCCATTCATGTCGATAGAGAAACTTACTATTGATGTGACACCCCAGGTTGGATTTTTTGCGTATAGATCTGCCAATCTTGATATAACACTGCATGATAGATCAAGATTGACTGAGATTGCAGAATTCATTAAGCCTGATCTGTACAGTAATACTGAGTTATTAATCGAGTATGGGTGGAGTCATCCTGATGTGACGGGAGAAAATGTTTTTGGTGATTTAATTAATTCGATGAGATCAAAACAGAAGTATGGCATCGTAAATTCATCATTTAGCTTTACAGAGAGTGGTGAAGTTAAAATTAAACTGAAATTATTTACGAAAGGAGCTTCGGATTTACGTGTTGTAAGGCTCGCCGACGGAGGCAAGCATATAGAAGCAGCTCGTGCAGTAAGAGAATTACAAAAAAAGATTGCTGACGTTAGATTGAAGCTGGGGCAAGAACGACCAGCAGGATTTAAAGAGATTCGTGGTGAGCAACAGCTATTTTCGACGGCTGAGGACGTAGATTCAGCATTAACGCTAACAAAAGAGCAAAGAAAGCAGCTTCGAACATACCTGAAGGGTTCAAAAAACGTAAAAAGCGTTGATATAAAAGAGTTGCGTGATAATTTGCAAGATTTGTTCGGCCCGCGAGGAAATTCTGGTAAAGCAAAAGATTTCCGGCAGAAAGTTGTTGATGTCGTTACTGAGAGATTAAAGCTTTTATCAACTTCTGATGAAAAAACAGATCCATTTTTAACAAAAGCACGTGAAAAACTAAATGCCTTGAATATTCAAAAGCCTGTGCCACAGAATGGATATGTTTCATTTGGTAGGTTAATGTCTATGTTTGTAGGTGTTCCTTTGGCATCTCAAGGAAAATATAAAGACGTCCAACTTATATTTTACCCATTTAATGCTAAAGCTGGTGCTGCTTCTCAACTCAACATATCAGAGTTCGTCATTTCTATGCCAGAATTGCGGAAGGCGTTTAAGGCAATCGCAGTCGCACGCCGTGGGGTTCAAATACCACTGCGAGACTTTGTTCAATTCATCGCAAACAACTTTATTGATGACATGACGTCATTCAGCTATGGTTTAAAGGGTTTATATAATAACACTATAGATGCGTCAGGTCAGAGAACAGTAACTAACACGAATCTCGCCGAAACGCAACTTCAAGATAGGTTAAATTTTAGATTAAAAAAATCAGGCGTCCAAGATGGCATCTTTAAAATGCCAATGCTTGATATTATTATAGAAACCGTTCCTGGGGGTAATGTTACTGATGGGTTATCGGATGCAGCCGAAAAAGAAAGTACAATACTTAAAATCCACTTTATTGATAGAGTAGCAACACCTTATGAGTCTCTAGGGCAAATAATGCTTGCGTCAAGAGAAGAAGATTTACGAACACTCGGAAATCTTGCACAACAAGATGCAAGTGGTCACAAGGCAGCGTATAATAAGTTTTTAGCTGCTGCTAAAAGTAAAAATTTACTTGAAATTATAGATGATGATCAAGCTGGCTCACAAAAGCATGTTTATAAGATAGCAGGCGGCATTACTGAACTTAAGAAATTTATTAGCAGTAATATCCCTACGATCGTTTACGGAACTAACAGCACAGGCATAAAGACTGCTAACTTTTCTACTATACAGGAACCTGTTCTATCAACTGTCCACATGTTGAGGGCAGGCGATTCGGGTCCACTTAGTCCCACAGGTTTGTCGGCGGGCAATTTGCCTCTTAGGACTTTGCCTTCAAGAGCGTCTGTCACAACACTTGGCTGTCCTTTAATACAATACATGCAACAGTTTTTTGTTGATTTTCAAACAGGTACAACTATCGACAATTTATATGGCGTAAACAAATTAGTTCATGAAATCGCTCCTGGTACATTTGAAACACAGATGGAGCTAGTACCCCTTGATGCCTATGGTAGCTATGAAAGTCTTGCCAACTCTGTCGGCGCTGCGCTACAAGAATTGGCAAAGTTAGAAAAAGGGTGATATTACGCTTGGTTCTATATTATCGAGCAATAAAGGCAGAGATAATAGGCATTACTCAGTATACTCAGTATACTTATATTTGTCAGTTTGAGCTGTCACATTTATAGAATGATGGAGAAGTTACTTGACAAAAACAATTATTGATTCTCGAGGCGTCGTAAGTACACCAACTACATCCGACATATAGCGAGCTTATCGTCAGGGTTCCGTCATCATTCGTTAGTGTCTCCGGTACATTCTCCGGTACATTCTCTGGTGATGGTTCTGGTTTAACTGGGATTGTTGCTAGCTCTTCGTCAACAATACAAGAAATCACGGGAACATTTACAGCAAGTGCATCAGAGATTATTTTTGCTGATGCGTCGACTGGAAATTTTAACGTAGATCTGCCAAGCTCTCCTGCGTCTGGAAATCAGATCACTATCAAAAATGTTGGTGGTAGTGGTGCTATTACGGTAAGCGGGAGCGGTAATACCATCGACGGCGCAGCAACACAAGCATTAAACCTACAATACGATGCAGCGACTTTCATATTTCGTTCATCAGCAAATGATTGGAGCATTATATGAGCCACCTTATTTCTAGAGGGATCGTCTCTACAAACAACAGTTCAACATCTATACTATCGGCCAGTCAAATTTTTAGTGGTACAGCAGAGGATGTTTCGCAATACAGTCTTATAACAACTTTTTTGCATCTGGAACCGGCAGCAGCAACTGGAACATTAACATTAGAAGTATCGACTGACGGAACTAATTGGGATGGCGGAATTGTCTTACCTATTACTGATGGCACCAACATAGGAGGTTCAGCACCCCATTCACTAATTCCAACAACAAAATATTTTAGAACAAAATATGAAAATACATCTGGAACCCCACAGACTGCTTTTAGACTGCAGACAATGTTCCATACGAATAAGTCAAAAGGGCTTACAAGTAGGCTTAACCAAACAATCGATGGGAATACAGACGTAGATAACGTTCGGGCAGTTATTGCAGGCCAAAATTTAGAGGGTAATTTTCAAAATGTTCCTTTAACATTCGATGGTGATTTAAGTGTCGGCTTTGGTGACAGCGTTAACATTGACGCCTTCTCTAGGTTAAGAGTATCAAATCCTGAATTGCTTCTTGATGCAAAGACCATCAGAGGGACAAAAGAGGCCTTATTATACGTTGAATCAGGCTCAGGCAATGCAACGTCGGTCCACGACACGGATAGATCATCATGCAAGTTAGCAGTAACTGGATCAGGTGACAAAATGGTTAGGCAAACAAGGGGGGGAGAATAACCTATCAGCCTGGGCGTTCGATGCTTAACTTTTTTACCCCTGTATCACCCGTTACTGATGCGAATGTTAGATGGAGAACAGGCTATTTTGATGATAACGACGGAATTTTCCTTCAAGGCCAAGGTACCACAATTTCATGGGTTCTTAGATCATCTACATCTGGAGTACCAGTTGATACAGTCGTCGCACAATCTGCTTGGAATAGGGACGGATTTGACACAAGTGTAAATTCATTGAACCCTTCAAATATAACAATGGACTTTGATAACAAGAATCTTCTTGCCTGGATTGATTTACAGTGGTTAAGCCTTGGGCGAGTCAGATGCGGATTTGATTTAGGCGGAAGTCTTTTAACATCACACGAATTTAATCATAGTAATCTAACAGCTGTTGCTTACATGAAGAACCCGAATCTTGTTATGAGATATGAAATTGAAGCAACAGGAACTCCAGGAGCTATTAGAACTTTCGAGCCAATTTGTCTTGCTGCTGTTTCTGAGGGTGGGTTCAACCCGACAGGACTATCAACGTCAATATCTAATAATAGGACTGGCGTCGCAGTAACAAGTACATATGGCGAAGTGATCTCAGTTAGAGTTAAATCAGCAAATATTGACACAGTTCAAATGATGCTAAAAGAAATGGACATTATAGCACCATCGAAAGGCGACATTCACTGGGTCCTTGTTCTTAATCCAACAGGCATAAGTGCTGGAACATGGGTATCTGCTGGTTCTGAATCTTCATTAGAGTATAATGTGACAAGAGGAACTGGGTGGTCTAGAGGATCTGAAGAACACATTCTTGCTGAAGGATATTTTACTGAGAAAGTTAGTGGTGCAACACCACATATTAATTCAAGGTTTCATCCAGGAGCACAAGTTGATGGAACAGCCGACATTTTATCATTACAATGTGCTAATGCAGACGCCGCTGGGTCCGAAACCATCTTTGCCGCACTGCAACTATCAGAAATATTTTGATAATTTAGGTTGCAAACCACATTATAATCGTGTTATAATTATAATGTGGTATTAATTTGCATAGCGAATCATATATTGGGAGAAAACCAGCATCTCATTTTCAACACTCAAACAAGCCAGGTAACTTGGAGTCCCAACTTTCCTCAAAATTCATGGACACTGGGCAATCCCGCAGCACAACTAGATATTGCTAAATTAGCATTGTTGTCTGGGACAAGCATCGATATTACCCCATCATCTGCTTTTGGTGCTATGTTGTCATCATTAAAGAGCGACGAAACACTAAAAACGATAAGCTGGAGACAATGTTTACCAAAACATGCTTTTGATAGTTTTATTGTACGATTAATACATGATGTCAAGAAGCTCTTAAAATCGGATACATGTGGCTACTATAAAGATATATTCCTGGACACGACGCAGTGTCTGGATGAACTAGAACATGCGGCGATTGATGTATATAGGTTATCATCGCTCATAAAGGCTGAGACGAATAGTTCCTTAAAGACGACGCTTTCATCGTTTAAGCCAAATTCATCTGGGTTTGCTAACAAAGTTAGATATGACCAGACAGCAACGGTAACTGGCAGGCTAATTGTTAAAGAAGGACCAATGATTTTGACATTGGCAAAAAGGCACCGCGGGATAGTAAAATCACGATATGAGGGTGGGGAAGTAATATCTGTAGACTATAAATCTATTGAACCTAGATTGGCACTTTTTGCCGCAGGTCGAGATATACCAGATGATATTTATGCAGACATAAATGCTGCATTATTTAATAACAAGTTTACTAGAGACGTAGCAAAAGTTATGACAATCTCTGTATTATACGGTGCGCAAGAGCAACGTCTATCACAAATATCAGGCTTAAAGGGTTCTGAGTTGTCTGACGCAAACCATGGCATAATATCATACTTCGGTATTAGGGTCTTAGCAGATAAATTAAAGAAGCAGTTAGCTGATGTAGGTTACATAACTAACCTCTTTGGGCGAAAGATAATACCCAAGAAGAATGACCCCAGAGTCCTAGTAAACTATTTTCTACAATCTTCAGCCGTCATTGCCGCAGCGTTAGGGTTTCTAAAGTCGATAGATTTTATTAGGGCTAATAACTTAAAAGTTAACCCTATATTCATAATTCATGATGCATTAATATTAGATGTACATCCTGACTATATGAGTTATATTAATAATATAAAAAATGAGTGCACAAAAACTCGTTATTTAGACGTAGAATTTTGTGTTGATCATGACAAGTTTAAATGAAATCGAATAACGATGCCGTAATGGCAAAAATTGAATCAAACTGGAATACATTTGAGTCGTACTGTAAAGAACTTGGCTCAAAAACAGAGCCTATCATGGCTATGTTGGAAAAAATGGGAGAAAGGGCAGCAGTTGCTCCAGCTTCATCAAGAATAGAGTTCCATAATGCTTTTGTGGGTGGGTTTATTGATCACTCATTACGAGTTGCTGAATATACTATCAAGTTTGCTGTTGCTGCTAGTGCAAAAATTGACAAAGAGTCGCTTCTTGTTTCTTCACTTTTTCATGACTGGGGCAAAGTAGGCGGCATAAATGATGGCGAAGATTATTACGTCGAGCAAAAATCAGATTGGCATCGTGAACGTGGAATGATGTACCTTCCTGGTCCAGGTAATACAATGCCAAATGCACAGCTGGGATTGTGGACGATGAGTCAATTTGGGGTGAAGCTGACACAGGAAGAATATCTTGGAATCTTATTAAATGATGGTCAATATGTACCTGAAAATAAGCCATATGGTATGAAGGAACCTCGGCTTGCATTATTAGTTCATTATGCTGATAGATGGGCCACACAATGCGAAAAATCGAGAGAATCAGTATTGAGCCCAGCAAAGGCAATTTTTTAAAGAGGGTTTAATATGACGAGTGGAATTGAATGCCGTGGATGCGGCGGCGACTGCAGATATTGCAACTGTGAGTATCAACAAACTGTTTCTGCAGACTTACAAAAAGAAGCAGATAAAGCACTTAAAAAATTAAGAAAAGCGGGAGTAAATTTTACTCTTTACAAACGTGCCGATAGTACATATTCTATGAGTAATATCGATGTATCATTGAAAGACATTCTTGATTACATTGATAAGTTAAAGCAGAAAAAAAGAAACAAAGACGCTGAGTATGACGATTATAGATGGATGAATCATGATTAAAAGCCGCGATTTACCTTCCGGAATAAATTTGTGTAAATAGTTTATACACGTAATAAAATTAAATATGAAACCGCATATCTTAAATTTTTATGAAGATGATGATCTCCTGTTGAGTGATGTTGATGTATTAATCACTTCGTCACTTACTGGCAAGCTGTTTGCAGTGAAAGAGAAACTCGACGGCCAAAATTTTACATTTACAGTGATTGATGGCGAGGTTCGCTTCTTAGGTAAGGGTATTATTAAAACGCTCGCCAGAAAGGGAGGACTAAATCGCGCCGCCCTCATGAAGAGATATCACACGAAGCCTGATGTGCAAAGTGCTTTCATTAAAGCATATGACTTTTTGCAATTTGCTGTGAAAGAATCATCTATTCATCCAGTTAACATTTTCGAAAACGGCAAATACGCAATTTTAGCAGAGGTTCTGTGTAATGAAACTGTCAACATCGTTACATACAAAAATAATTATGTTTGCCCAATTAAGCTTATAGGGACAGAGACTGATTATGTTTGCCAGAAGCGTAATGCTAAGTTTTATGATTTTTGTTGGCAGAGCGAAGATTTGGAAAATGATGGCTGGATTTTTAAGGAAGTTCCAACATTAGAGTTTGTAAAAGAAAATGTCGATTCTAAAATTACAGAATGCAGGTATGATTTTAAGTCATTAATGCGAGAATTTTGCGATGATGATGATTTAACCATGGGCGATCTTAAGACACGCATGGTTAAATCATATTTAGGCTTAGAGCATACCTTAGGCATTGAGCCCAGAGTTGCTGAAGCTGCTGCGCGCAGGATTGCAACGAAAGATAAACGTATATTTACGCATAAAATGGCCGGTGTTTCTAAAGAACAATGGAAAGCATTCCAGGGCATAGAAAAAACAAGAACATTGGTAATGTCGGAGTCAATAAACAAGCTAGTAAGCTTCTTTCAGAAGCTTGGTTCTTATGTCATCAGTTTATACGCACTTGAACTTGCTAAACCTGACAATGTAAGGGTATCTGAGCTACAAGACTCTGTCATGGCAGTTAAAGAAGCTCTCGTTACAGGCCGGATTGGCGCTCAAACGCATGTGATTGATCAAATTGAAACAGCATTGAAACGAATCCCAGATGTTACCAAATATACAAGTAACGCTGAGGGCATCGTTTTTAATTGGGACGGAGAACCTAGGAAATTTACTGGGTATTTTACAGCGATTAATCACCTCAATGGCTTTTTTGAATATGGCGGAGCAACATTAATAGGAGAACAATATGGGCGGTAACGTTTTTAAAAATGAAGAATGTGTTCCTGTAAAACGAGAAGATGTAGTAGGAATAGTTGATGAATTTATGGAATGTCTCACTTATGAGTTCTTTGGAGAGAAGGGTAGCCCGATAGCTTCTTATGCTGTTGTAGGTGGGTTTCTTACTGGCAAGGAAGTACTGAGTGATATAGATATTGCCATAAATGTTATGGACCCTATTTTAGACCGCTATGGAATGAGCGATGCTGAAATTCGTAAATCAATTTTTGAGTACTGTGAGCCTATTTTTGGAACACAGAACGTTAAGAAAACTGGTAGAAATGTTCATGTTTTATTTTCGCCTAAACTAGGTGAACCAATTCAAGTAGATCTTATGTACTCTAAAGTTCCTAGAGACGATGAGTGGATATTAAGAGGGTTTCCTAGGCATATGCTTCTTTCATTCATTGCCAAGAAGTGCAGTGAATCACATAGCAGCCTTAAGTTTACGCTTGCGGCCCCTGGTGGCATCCAGCTAAAGATGGGTGATGAAGTTATAATACCAAGAAGCAGCAACCCCAAGAGAATATTAACTGCTTTAGATTTGCAAGCAGAACCTGATGAAATGCTAACATTCAATGATGTAGCAGATGTAATCTACAAATCGAAGTATAAAGAAAATCTTGTAGAGTTTGCTGAATATGTTTCGCAGTTTGCTTCAACTGAAGAGTTTATCGCTCCTTTGCTATACATACGGAAGCTTCTTAATGTAGGCCCTTATTTAAAACCCACAATGGAGTTTAAAGTATGGTATGAACATGATTATAGTTGGCGATTGGCTGAAGTCGGTCATGAAGAAGATGCAGAGCCAATTATGCCAACCTTAAATTGGGATATAGATGATGAATTTTTATTGCGTACAATAAAAGAAATGTATAATCTCGCAGATATCACGGAACTCGGCAATGTTACTATAGTGCGTTAGTTTAATAGCTAGAATAAACAAGACGGGTGTTATATTTATATGCATGTCACCCAGATTAAGAAAAGAAAAAGTCGATGGTCTTCCTCTTCCTACGACAACACCCGTAGCTGCCGATAAAGCGGTCGCGACCGGACCTACTGGGCGAGGCCATTCAGGCGGTGGTGCAATGTCATCGCGTATAGACACACCAAACCGTTTTATGGGTATGCCGCCGCATAAAACCATTAATGGTGAACCATCTATGTCTCCCGACGTAAATGCATCTGAGCTCATGCAGAATAAAATCATGGGTGATGACGACAGAAAGTGGTATGATGAATTATTTCAAAAAATGGACAGGCATTTTCTTGAGCCTCGTGATACTGTTCATAACCAGCCTAATGTTCCATTGAGCGCATGTTTACATCATGGTGAATTAATTGAGGGTTATAACGATACTTCAAGTTGTGGTGTCTTTATAACTGTTCCGCCTGACATCGCAAGAAAAGTTGAGGCAGCTTATCCAGCTATTTCACTAACGAATGCTAAAGATGATAGTCCAATGCACATAACATTGCTCTATATAGGTGATCTTGATCCACACCAAGTGGAGATGACGAAAAACATTCTTGCTGCTGTTCTTGATGCCCAACCGTCATTCCGTGTTGATATTGCGGGAACAGATTTTTTTTATAACGATGAACGTGATATATTCCACATAAAAGCAGTCGGTAAAGAGTTAGCGAATATGCATTATCATTTAAAATCGACATTATTAGCAGCCGGAATTCCAGTCACACATGATTATGGTCCAGATGGAGGACAAGAGTTCAGCGGACATATAACACTTGGGTATTTACAGAAAGGTGAATCACCAGAACATATTCCATTTACAGGTGGGTGGGCCGTTGACCGCATTGAAATGTGGGGCACTCGTAGTCCTATATCAATAAAGCTCGGCAAGCAAGATAATATGGCCTGTACACCAAGAGATATTAATTTGGAAAATAAAGATTTAAGAAGATTCATTAACCTCACACTGAGAGAAGAAAAAGGCATTTTAGCTGAGCCTGACGACGTTGATGAAGACGACGATCAGGAGCAGACGACCGAATTCAATGCTGTGGCAACTGGCGCAATATCAGGTTACACGCTGCCCCTCGGCGCAAGTAATCAACCCAGCTCCGCATCAAGGAAAAACGCGAAGATAAATGCTCGTGCATTTGCTGATGGGAAAATAGAGGGAAAATAATAAAATGTGCTTTAGGGCACTCTTACGTTAATTATTGTTTTACTTTTACAGACTTTTTAGTAAACAAAGTCATCTAAATTCTATATATTTATATAACTTTGATTCATTATAGAATCATTGTTAAGAATAAACAATATTTCCCTAGCTGGAATGGGACCAGCATAAAGATGACAAAGCAAAATGGCTATTGATTTTAGTAAGATTAAAGAAAAAGTTTCTCAACTCTCTGGCAACAGAAAATCGGATTTATGGAAACCAACTCTTGGCGAAAAGCATGAGTTGAGAATTGTTCCTTGGCCTGATGGCAACGACGGACAACCATTTAAAGAACGTGTATTTTATTATGGAATTGGCACGGGCAGAGCGATTCTTGCTCCATACCAGTTTAAGAAAGATGATCCAGTCATGGAACTTAAAAATAAACTTGAAGCTGATGAGGAAACTCGTGAATTTTCAAAGCAATTTTGGGGAAAGCGTAGGTATTATGCACCCGTTATTGTACGTGGTGAAGAAGACCAAGGCGTCCGGCTTTGGGGATTTGGTAAGATGATTTGCCAGTCATTGTATAATGACATGCTTGCTGACTTCGGCGATATTACAGATATCGAAGAAGGTAGAGACATAACTGTTGAACAAAAGAAGCAACCTGGCAAGCAGTGGGCAGACACTGACGTTCGCCCAAGAATTAAGCAAACGCCATTGGCAGGGTCTGCAGACAAGATAAAGGAATTTGTAGATTCAGTTCCTGATATTGATACTATCTATACACTTATTTCAACTGAGGAAATTGAAAAAAGGATAGCAGATCATCTTATGACCGAGGAAGACAAAGAGTCTGAGGGTACTGAGATGGTTGGTGATACATCAACTGACGTTTCAAGCGATCAGGCGACTGATATAGCTTCTGCGTTCGACGCATTAAAAAGCCTGTCTGACGACGACTAATAAACACAGAGAAACTTGAGGGGGAGATCTTGGAATACTCAAGATCTCCCCCTCAAAGTTTGAGGTATATATGGCAGCTAAGAGAGCCAAAAAAACAAAAAAAGATGAAGTTAGTATAAATGACTTTACTTCTGACTTAATTAAGGCATTAAATACTGAACATGGTGCGGGCGAAAAGGTTGCATTCAATCTTAAGTTTGATGATGCGCCAACGAAAGTACACAGGTGGATAAGTACGGGTTGTAGACAACTCGATTATAATGTATCAAACCAAATTGGCGGCGGCCTACCTGAGGGCCGCATTATCGAAATATTCGGACCGCCAGGAATCGGTAAATCACACATCGCAGCTCAAATTGCCATAAGCACGCAGGCTCTTGGTGGTCTGGTTGCATACATAGATTCAGAGAATGCTACGTCTGTAGAGAATTTAACCTTACTTGGTGTGAATATTGGCTCTGGATTTATCTACGCAAACGCTGTCTGCACAGAAAAAGTCTTTTCATTAGCTGAGTCTATTATAACGAAGACACGTTCGCTAAAAAAGGATGTACCAGTAACAATCATTTGGGACAGTGTTGCCGCAACTTCGCCTAAGGCAGAAATCCTTGGTGATTATGATAAAGATTCAATTGGCCTACAGGCACGTGCTTTATCAAAGGGATTTAGAAAAATAACTCAGGTTGTTGGTCATAATAAAGTAACATTCGTTTGTTTGAACCAGACGCGAACTGCAATTGGCCAAATGTTCGGTGATAATCAAGTTCCTTCTGGCGGCAAAGCAATCCCGTTTCACTCCTCAGTTCGTATTAAGCTCGGCGCTGGAAAGCAAATAGAGAATAATAAAAAAGAAGTCATTGGCATCCATGTGAACGCAAAGACTATAAAAAATAAAGTATCAGCGCCCTTCAGGAAGTGTGACTTTAGGATTATATTTGGTAAGGGTATTGAGGAGCATGAGGAACTATTTGATGCTCTTAGAGCAGCTGGGCCTGCCATCATAGATAATGATGAAATTGAGGTTGCAGGCACCCACGCGTGGAAGAACTTTTCTGTGACCGAACAAACCTCAGGTACAGTGACACTAGAGAAGAAGTTTAATAAAAGTACATTCAATGATTTATTAAGCGATAAGACTTATGGACCCTATCTTGATAAACTTATAGAGTACCATATGATTAGAAAGATTGACTCTGACAAGGCATTTGATATTGATGAGGATTCATTAGCAGAAATGCAATCTATAGCAGATCTTGTTACTGACTCTGGTGTGATTGATCCGGAGGGTGCATGACAGACTTTATATTTCTCGTTATGGATAATCTTTTTAGTTTAGGCTCATGGGATGCAGTATCAAAAATTTATGATGATTTCATAAGTGAATGTGATGATTATGATGTACAGACTAATTTTGATTTACTCGTTATGTTAAATATGGTTAGACTAAATGGTGACGAGGAACGTATTCCAAGGATCTACAATTACAGAGAAGCATTATGCGATGAGATTGAACGTTTATGCGAAGACAAAACACGCTCAGACCGCTTGTTGCGTGGGTTAAAAAATGAAGATTAAATTTAAAAAAGTCGTTGATGATGCAATTTTACCCTCAAGATCTGAGGGAGATGTAGGGTATGATCTATACGCAGCTGGGGATTACCAGATTACACCAGGTTTGTCTCAAATGATACAGACAGGGGTATCATTACCCCAGACAATCTTAGCCTTACATGAAGAACCAGAGCATCTGGTGTCATTTGCAAAAATTGAAGGGCGTTCAAGCTTAGCAGCCAAGGGCGTATTTCCAGTTGGTGGTATCATTGATCCATCATATAGAGGCGAAATAAAAGTCATTTTACTGAATTCACAATATCAAGAATATTGTGCAGGAGGGAAATATTTCATTAAGAAGGGTGATAGGATTGCGCAGCTTGTTCTTTACTCTGCCATTGTTGGACAAGCAGAGTGGACTAACGAAGAAGAGGCTACGGCTCGAGGCGACAAGGGATTTGGGCATACAGGTAAATAAACAATTGTGTAAAAAATAACAAAATGTTATATAATTTATGTATAAATCACATTTTATAGATTTATCATAATAGGAAAAATTAATGGGAATAGCAACGAAACTAGATTTAGGGACATCAGCATACATTGCACTTTTGCAATCAGCGAATAATATGCATATAGCATCTGACGTCGAGAAACAAAAGTTAATCGACTTACTAAACGAGCAAGCGAAAGAGAAAGATGCTCTGATAGATAAGCTACGCAAAAGGTTGACAACGGCTTCTGCAACAAGCACATAGTTTAACATAATTTATACAATTTCTGCCTTGCGCAGGATAATTAATATGTGTCAAGTAATAATGGTCCCATATTAATCGTCGATGCGATGAATTGCTTTTGCAGACATTACATCTGTAATCCTGCAATGACGGCCAATGGCGTTCAAGCCGGTGGTATTGTTGGATTTTTAAATGCGATAAAGTATTTATCATCGCATTATCTCCCGAGTAAAATATTTGTAATCTGGGAAGGTGGCGGCTCCAAACGACGCCGAGATATTTTCCCAGATTACAAAAGTAACCGCAAACCTCCCCGCCTTAACAGATATTACGAAGGTGATATCCCAGACACACCCGAAAACAGAATTTACCAGATCAAAGTTTTACTAGATACTTTGAAGTTTGCACCCGTTTGTCAAATTTATATTGATGACTGTGAAGCAGATGACGTTATCGGATATTTGTGCAAAAATACTCTTAAGTACGATACAAAAATTATCGCATCATCAGATAAAGATTTTTATCAACTTATAGATGAAAAAACAACACAATTTTCCTGGACTACAAAGACTATAATAGACGAAGCTGCAGTTTTAAAAGAGTACAACATCGCTCCTCACAATTTTGCAGTCGCAAAGACGTTTAATGGTGACCAGTCAGATAATATTCCCGGCATCAAAGGTGTCGGGTTCAAAACACTCGCCAAAAGATTTCCTGCTCTTTCATCGAAAACGCAGATGACCATTCTTGATATAATAAATGAAAGTAAAGATCAAATACATACGAGTCTGAAAATATATTCTAGAATTAATGACAACATTAATTTAATCAAACGGAATTGGAAGATTATGTATTTAGACGCAAGCAACCTTGCTGCTGTGCAGATTAGAAAAATTGATACAGCGGTTGATACATTTGAACCAAAGAAAAATAAAATGAAGCTTATGAGAAAACTTATAGATGAGGGACTAGGCACATATGATGCATTAGCATTTTTCTCCTCTTTTATGACATTATAAGCTTTTTGACAAGGATAAGAAAATTAATGATTGAACACGACGACGTTTCATTTGCGTCTTTTGGAAAGGCTTTTCAAGAAAAAATTCTGCAGTCTCTGCTATCTGATGAGACATGGGCATCACAAATGATGGAAGTATTGAAATCTTCATACTTCGAGAAAGATTATTTGAAATACCTTTTTGATCTATATAGTGGTTATCACACACGCTACAAGTGCTTTCCAACGCTACAGCTTCTTGTCACTATGGCTCAAGATGATCTGAAAGAGGGGAAAGATGCAGTCTTGTGCCATACTGTAGTTAACTACATCACGAGGATGAAGTCTGATCCAGATATCCATGATCTGCCGTATGTTAAAGACAGATCATTAAATTTTTGTAAAAATCAAGCTCTGAAGGATGCACTAGAGCAAGCTGTCGACCTCATTCAGGCTGAGAAGTATGAGACGATTGTTGATGTTGTAAAGAAGGCAATTACAGTCGGAACACCAAACTCTACTGGGTATGACTTTGCTGAGGATATCGAGGCGCGGTTTGTTAGAGAAGACAGGGTTATCGTTCCAACTGGATTAGCGCAACTCGACGATAAACACATACTTAACGGTGGCCTTGGTAAAGGTGAATTGGCGGTTATCGTGGCACCAACTGGCGTCGGTAAATCACATTTTCTTGTGCAAATGGGCGCAAATGCGCTTCGTACTGGTAGAAATGTGCTGCATTACACGATGGAGCTAAGAGAACATGCCGTTGCGATAAGGTACGATTCAAACCTTTGTAAGATTTCGTCAACTGACGTCCCAGAGTCAAAAGATTTAGTATTCAATGAATACAAAAAATATGAGGAAGACGCGCCCCTCGGCAGATTAATCATCAAGGAGTATCCTACTAGTACAGCATCAGTTCTTACTTTACGTAGTCACATCGAAAAGTTAGCTATTACGAAGAATTTTAAGCCTGATGTCATCATTATTGATTATGCTGATATCATGAGATCGACAAGGCAATTTGATTCCTTACGCCATGAGCTAAAGCTTGTTTATGAAGAACTTCGTGGTCTTGGAATGGAATTGAACGTTCCCATCTGGACAGCATCACAATCAAATCGAGATTCATCAGATTCAGACGTCGTCGGCTTAGATAAAATCTCTGAGTCATTTGCCAAAGCTATGGTTTGTGACTTAGTTGTCACTTTATCAAGAAAACAGATGGCAAAATCTACTGGTTTGGGAAATTTGTTCGTAGCTAAAAACAGATTGGGAAAAGATGGTATAGTATTTCCTGTTAAGCTTAATACGGCCCAATCTTCGTTGGAAATACTAGATGGTAATATTGATCTTGATGAGTACACTAAGAACTATGAGTCTGATGCAAAAACAGCCATGAAAGAAAAGTGGAATGAAGTAGCTCAAGAAAAGTATATTCGGTTACAAAAAGCCACGTAAAGAAGAAACTACAGGATAAGAATGACATCAGTATTTGACATTGCACTAAAGAAGTCTTTAGAGTATTTTGGCGGCGACGAGATTGCCGCACAAAAATTTATTAGTAAGTATGCTTTAAAAGACACCAACGGAAATCTTTTAGAACATACACCAGATGATATGCATCACCGCCTTGCTAGAGAATTTGCAAGAATCGAAGCAAAGTATGCCAACCCGATGAGTGAGCATGAGATTTACTCATTATTAAAAGACTTTAAGTATATCATCCCGCAAGGGAGCCCCATGTCGGGGATAGGGAATGAGTATCAAACGCAGTCCTTATCGAATTGTTTTGTGATCGAGCAACCTTATGATTCATACGGAGGGATTCTAAAGGCTGATCAAGAGCAAGTACAGATTATGAAGCGACGAGGTGGCGTTGGCATTGACATCTCTACGATAAGGCCAAAAGGACTGAGGACAGCTAATGCTGCACTTACCACTGATGGGATTGAGGTCTTTATGGAAAGATTTTCGAATTCATGCAGGGAAGTGGCTCAAGGTGGTCGCCGTGGCGCACTAATGCTTACAATAGACTGCCACCACCCGCAGATCAGGGACTTCATTAAGATCAAAAATGATTTAAAGAAAGTTACTGGTGCGAATATATCAATAAAACTTTCTGATGAGTTTATGACTGCAGTTAAATGCAAAACGGAAGTCCAGCTTCGCTTTCCTGTCGAGAAGGACGCTACACATACGGTTTCTTCTTACGTAGATGCAAAAGAGATCTGGGATGAAATGATAGAAGCAGCACATAATTTTGCTGAGCCTGGACTTTTGTTCTGGGATACTTGTCTTCGACGTTCACCCGCAGATATTTATTCTGATTTCGGGTTTAAGTCTATCTCAACGAACCCTTGCGGGGAGGTGATACTATCGGCGTATGACTCTTGCAGGCTAATTGTCATTAATCTTCTCTCATTTGTAAAGAACTCATTTACACATTCTGCTACATTCGATTTTAAAAAGTTTGATGAAGTAACACAAAAAGCCCAAAGGCTCATGGACGATTTGGTTGACCTGGAAATCGAATGCGTCGATAAGATAATCAGAAAAATTAAAGCTGATCCAGAACCCATGCAGGTAAAGCAGCAGGAACTAGATTTATGGTATTCTATTAAATCATTTGCTGTTAAGGGCAGAAGGACGGGACTTGGCGTTACAGCTTTGGGTGATACACTTGCGTCATTGAATCTTAGGTATGGTTCTGATGCATCGATTTCTGTGGTCGGTGAGATATATAAGGCTATTGCTTTGTCATCTTACAAGTCATCCTCGACGCTTGCGAGTGAACGTGGTGCCTTTCCTATCCATGACTATGAATTGGAGAAAAATCATGAATTCTTGAGGCAACTTTTTGATGCTGATCCTGAACTTGAAGCTTCTGTGAAAAAGTATGGTCGCAGGAATATCGCTTGTAATACAACAGCACCTTGTGGAACAGTATCACTGATGACGCAAACCACTTCAGGCGTTGAACCAGCGTACATGCTGAATTATCTCCGGCGTGCAAAGATTTCTGAGAGTGATCAAGATGCTCCAGTAGCATTTACTGATGAGCTTGGTGACAAGTGGCAGGAGTTTGATGTTTTTCATCATGGTTATGCAAAATGGGCAGAAGTTACTGGGAATTCTCTAAAAGATGTTAATTTATCACCTTACTGGAAGGCAACATCAAATGATATTGATTGGAGGGCAAAGATAAACGTCCAAGCTGCAGCACAGAAGTGGGTAGATCATTCAATTAGTAACACGACAAACATTCCTAAAGATACGCCCATTGATGTAACAGCAGACATCTATATGGCAGGTTGGGAAACTGGATGCAAGGGAGTAACTATTTATAGAGATGGCTCAAGAACTGGTGTTTTGGTCAGTAAAGATGATGTTACAGACACATTTAAACATAATAGTGCACCAAAACGCCCAGAAAAACTTCCATGTGATATCAAACGTGTTACAATCAGAGGCGAAGAGTGGACAGTCTTAGTTGGTCTCTATAAAGAGAAGCCATATGAGCTTTTTGGTGGCCTGTCGAAGTATGTTGAAATTCCCAAAAAGTATAATACTGGGTTCATAGTTAAAAATAGTAGAAAGACTATGAACTCTATTTACGATTTGCAGATTGGTACGGGTGATGATGTTATTCTCATCAAGAATATTGCTGAGTCATTTGATAACCCGAACTATTCATCAACAACACGTTTAATATCATTATCTTTGCGTCATGGTGCGAATATGCAGTATGTTGTTGAACAATTGCAGAAAGATAAAGAAGCAGATATGTTTTCTTTTGTAAAGTGTATTTCAAGAGTGTTGAAGTCGTATATAAAAGATGGCACTGAAACTAATCTTGTAAAGACTTGCCCACAATGCTCAGCAACAAAATTTGCATATCAGGAAGGCTGTCCTCTATGTGTTGCCTGCGGCTGGCAATCTTGTGGATAGTTTAAACGCAGACTAGTCAATATCTATATTAAAGTTAAGCAACTTAGAGAAGTCATCTCAAACCATCTTACGGAAAGTGATTTGAGGTGCTTCATCGGCCACCTTTTGCAAGAGAGTGTCATTGACGACATTAAAGAAAAGTCTAGCAGGCAACCTGAGGAGTGGGATGAGGTTTTAGAAAAGCTTCAAGTTCTTCCACAAGCTAAACATAAGCAATATCTTATGTGGCTAGAGAAAGTTTCGCAATCAAGCCAAGAACCCTTAAGAGACATTTCACCCCTCATTATTTCATTCGACTCTGCTAAAAATAGAAAGAAATTGACAGGTAGGGACGCAGATATTAATATCTATAAGACCCCCGGCGATTTGCACCGGAAACTTGAAGAGCTTCCTGATGGCTCTAAGATAGACTTTGAGGCAGCAAGCGGTGATGTAGACAAAGTCTATGAATCAGAAAACTTTGTCGTTTTAATGCCAAGAAGCTTGGACGCTTCTTGTGCACTTGGAAGAGGCACAACCTGGTGTACAGCAAGAACTAAGGGCGAAAATCTATTCTATAGAAATATTATAGATGACGAAGTTACTCTTTTTTATGTTTTAGACAAACATGATGAAAAAAGAAAGTGGTCGATAGGAACAGTAAACGGAAAAGTGCGGCCATCGAAGCCTAACGAAACAACTGTTAATCAAGATAATAAAGCTTTTGATTTTCAAGAAGTTTTTGACGAAGAAAGTATGGACATACAAGATGCAATTAATAATCATGCAAAAAAGATTAAAGAGCATCCAGCATTGAGAGACGTAAAGAAAGCAATGACGTCAGTACCCAGATTTAAGAAACTTATTAAAGGTTTTAGACCCGATGCTTTAGCTTATTTTCTTGAATCAATAAAGTATAAAAAGATGAATTCAACACAGGAAGTTACGGCATACATGGAAAAAGTATTTAACGACAATGTAATAAAATTATCAAAAAGTCCAAATTTCGTAACAAGAGAAGACATAGCATACAGAATAAATACACCTGCTGACGCCTTGAGAATTCTTGCAAAAGACGAATATGCAGGTATAAGGTACGCTGTAATTTCAAATCCTGCCACACCAATCGAAATTTTGAGAATTCTTGCAAAGGATAAAGACGAAGGCATAAGAAGAGCTGCCGGCCGTATAATACAAAAACGCCAGTTGAAATAATCACAATTAATATTGTGCAAAAGCTTCTTATATGTGTTATAATGAAATATGGCATGGGCCCACAGAAAAAAAATAGCAAAAGATAAACTCAAAATAATTAAAGAAAACCATACACTGGAATGGTGCATGGAATGTGCTCGTGACTTTAAAGTAAGCATGTATCCAAAAGATGTGTTAGAACTTGAACATTTGGCGAATGTTTTAACTGGCGCATCTAAAAGAGAAAATTATAATCCTGTAAAAAATAGCGCAGACGAAATTTGCGAGGGACAAGATTTTGATGTTAAACCTTGGCGTAATGGTGTAGACCCTGGAAATGATTTTGCTTTTGGGGAGTTTGTGAGTTATGATGATCACAACTATGATCGAGATTAAATAATGACAAAAAATTTTAAGACCCGCTATAAGGTGATAAGTGGCCAGTATAGTAAATCTTTATAAAGACGAGTATGATGTCTATATTGGCAGGCCTGGCAAAAACAAAGATGGATATTTCGGCAATCCTGTAACGCCCGGTGTAGTGTGCTTTGTTTGTGATCACATCCATGATAAAGGCGACACACTTGCATGCTATGAACAATATGTAAGAGCAAGAATTACGTTCGATGATGAGTTTAAACGTAGACTTAAGGAATTAGACGGCAAAATTTTGGGGTGTTTCTGTAAACCCAAGGCTTGTCACGGTGATGTATTAATCAATATCATCGCAGAGTTACAATAAATAATCAAATTAGCAATATCATATATAATATCAATATGCGACAATATCTTGAAACAGTAAAAGAAGTTTTAACAAAGGGAAAAAGAAAGTCTAATAGAACTGGCGTTGATACATTATCGACGTTTAACATTAATTATGAAATAGACTTGGCAGAGGGGTTCCCGTTGCTGACTACTAAAAAGATCAGCTGGAAGAATATAGTAGTAGAAAATTTGTGGTTTTTGTCTGGTGATAAGCATATCGGCTTGCTCAAAAAACACGGTTGCAAATTTTGGGACCCCTGGGCAGATGATGCAGGCTTCGTCCCTTCCGCTTACGGGAATTATTGGAGGCATTTTCCAGTTCACAAAAAGCACTCTTTATTTGAGGGTATACCAACACCCGGGTTTAATGATCAAATTTCATATGTCATAAATGAGATAAAGAAAAATCCCATGAGTAGGCGACTTGTTGTTTCTGCCTGGGATCCAGGAAACGCTCAAACAAGCAAATTACCCCCATGCCATTGCTTGTTTGCATTTAATGTACAGGTAGATGAAGAGAGTGTATGCTCTAAGCATTTAGAACCAGATTATACGAATTGTGGTATATGTCGATTGTCATTATCACTGAATCTTCACTTGACGCAAAGGTCATGTGACGTCGCTTTGGGTGTCCCTTATAATATTGCTGGTTATGCATTTATTTTGTCTGTTATCGGGCATTTGACTGGTATTCGCCCGGGGATATTTGCACATACACTAATCGATGCACATATTTATACGGCTAAGAAAGATGGCTCAATGGCTGAGTATGATCATGTCCCAGGGTTGGAAGAGCAGCTAACTAGACAACCAGGGAAGTTACCTACGCTTGAAATAAGCGATGATATAAAATCACTTGACGATATTGCAGAACTTTTTAAGGCCGATACAGCACAAATACTGAGTAAGTTTGAGCTTAAGGGTTATACGGCAGCACCTGCTATAAAGTTCAAAGTTGCTATATAGTTATTTAAGGTTTATGAATTTTGTAGAAGCATTAAAAGAAGCTAAAGAAAAGAATGTAGGGCTCAGGCCGAGATCTTGGATAAAAGCATACCCAGGGGCGTCATATTTTATTCTTACGAATAAAAAGAAGAAAATATTGGGCTGGCAATTTGTCGGTAGCTTTAAACGCGGATCACCTGCTGGTGAAATGAAGATTAGTGAAGCTTTGAGTAAGTGGGAGACTGTTAGCGAAGAAACGCTAGCTGAAGAGCATAAAAGCAAGGGAAAACAATGAAGGGATTAATAGTAGCCGTATCAGAGAATAATATTATTGGGCTAAATGGCAACATCCCATGGTATTATCCACTTGACTTTAAGAGGTTTAAAGAAGTAACACTCGGCACGACGGTGATAATGGGCAGAAACACATGGAACTCAATCCCAACCAAATTCAGGCCATTAGCAGGCAGAAGAAACTTGGTAGTATCATCGAATAATATTACCGGCGTTGAGACATTCAAGAGCATTCCAGAGGCCATGGCTGCTGCCATCGGAGATATTTGGTTCATTGGCGGGAAAGGGATTTATGAAGAAGCACTCGCACTTGGTATTGTTGATATTATTGATGTAACATACGTTCCAGACATAATAAGAGAAACAAGCGCAGAGGCTGTGAAGCTTGATATAGATAGCTACCTTAAGTCATATAACAAATCTAACGTAGCACACCCTGATGAACGATTAGGTTGCATCAGATATTATCACGCAGATTACAATAGGGAAGACAAAAATGGAAAATAGAATAACCGGCTTAATCGAAGACGCAGCAGGCTTGATTGCGGGATTAGAAGCATTAGAGAAAGAACTTTACGTTCTCAAAGAAAAAAATGATGAATTACGCTGTATCAACGCAGAATTAACTAGCGAAGTTAATTTCCTTCGGGAAGTTGATCGCGAAAATGTTATGTTACGAGAAAAAATCGAATATGCTAAAGAAAATAGTACAGCATTGGCAAAAATCGAGTCACTAGAATTTGTTCTCGATTCTGCTATTGCCAATCTTAAGGCAAGAACCAGCGAGTTAAGTGCTCTAAAGCTGCGTGAGGTAGCAATGGCAGCAAAGATCGCAGACGCAAATAGAGTCAAAGACAGTTTTGAAAAAATTGCTGTAAAACTCAGTATTAAGGCCGGCGGAAGATCACTTGAGTCATTAATTGCCGCCGTTGATGATTCAGTAAGAAAACTATCTTGAACAAATTAACATTAATATGTAAAATTATTAATGTTAATTGCATTTGAAGGCATCGACGCCAGCGGAAAAAACACACAATCATCTATGTTGTTTAGACATTTTAGCAATCTTAACATATACGATGTACATAAGTTTGACTTTCCAAGATATGAGTCGCCTACTGGCGAGGTTATAGCTGATTATCTACAGGGCGGCTGGAAAGTACAAGAGACTTCACGGTCTGACTCGCCAATCCCCTTTTTAGAAGAGAAAGTATTTCAATGTTGTCATCTTGCAAATAAGATGGAATGTCTTCCAGATGGCGCTTGGGCGAAAGATCAACGTAAGGCTTTTATTGCTGACAGGTATAATGCATCATCGATTGCATACGGGAAAGCACTCGGACTTGATGAATCTTGGTTAATAAAATTGCAAAGAAATTTGCCTAAGGCCGATTTAAACATTTTTCTTGATATCACAGTCGAAGAGAGTTTTAAGCGTCGCCCTGATCGTCGTGATGAGTACGAAAAAAACGCTACATTTCTTAATCAGGTAAGAGACAGTTACATAGAGATATTCAAGGGTAAGGGGGATGATTATATCATTATCGATTGCATGCAGAAAAGCGTCGAGGATATTTTTCTTGAAGTTTGTGCTCATGTTGATAAAATCGTCCTCGCAAATACTAAAAGAGCTAAAAAAAGCTCATGGAGTGATAAAGTAATATGATAGTTGGATTTACTGGCACCAGAAGTGGAATGACAGATTTACAAAAAGGTAGTGTAACAAAAATACTCAAAGAATTTGACGCTGACACTGTCGGTCTGCACGGAGATTGCATCGGCGCTGACAATGATTTTAATGACATCTGTGCTGCACTTAATTTTGAGAGAAATATGAGACCATGCACAATAGAAAATATGCGTGCTAACTCTGATGCGGTACCGCTATCGGAGCCTGTATCACCTATGGTGAGGAACAGAGCAATTGTCAAGGATGCGAAAGTCATGATTGCTTGCCCTCCAAACTTCGAGATGGTCAAAAGATCAGGGACTTGGGCGACAATCGGGTTCACAAGAAAGGCAGGTAAACCACTTTTCTTGGTTTTTCCAGACGGAAAAATAGTAATTGAACGTATAAAACATAAAAACGCATAATGATATAATTTTATATGAGATATGTAAAACAGCGTAATAACACATCATGTGGTCCAATAGCAGTATTAAATGCACTTAAGTGGGCGGGCTTTAAGTTTACAATGAAGAATTCATATAAGAGGTTAGCAAAAAAATGTAAGTATAATGTATCTGAAGGTGCTTGGCCTATAGATGTTCTTAATGCTATAAGCTCATATAAACGTTTGACAGTAACACCAGATGCACCAACTAAAATTCAAGACCTAGATGATAGAATCAGGGCTGGAAGTTCTTGTATATTAACATACTACTGGTATGATGAAGGTGCGCAAGAAGTGTTAAGCCATTATACGTTTATTAGCGAAATGCAAGGTACATCGTTTGTTTGCCATAATATAGATGATGTGTCGACAGCAATCGTGCCTAGAAAAGATATGATAACGTTATTGCGATCGGCTCGCGGCGAAAAGCCATTGGCTTTTTTTATAGACGCTTAAAGTTTTAAACATTCACTGTAGGGTTACGTATATTACAAATTATGGATACACAGAATATGGACAGACGGATTTTTAGACTTGATGATAGCGTAATTGCACAAATCGTGAAACTTGTGCAAGTTGGGCTAATGACTGGAACCGACATCTCAGATCATTTTAGGCTCTTAGTATTAGAGCCCAGTGAGGGTGCTGGTACACTTGTATTGACGCCAGAGTACATGGAAAAAGACGCAAAAGACGTCGAAGCCATGTTTGATCATCTTGAAGATATGATGAGCATGGATGATGATAGTGAAACGAGCTTACATTGACGACTGACAAACTAGAACAGATGTTTTCTTTGCAAGAAAAGTTTATGGAAAGACTCAAGGAAAAACATGAGAATTTTCCAGAGTGGCCATTAGATATTTCAGCAAAGCAAAGTCAAATTGAGTGTAAAAATTTAGCATTTAATAGCATGGGTGAACTATTCGAGGCTGTACAGGAGTTAAAGAACTCAAAGACACATAGAAAAACGCACGTTATTGAGTTTGATAAAGACAAGTTTTTAGAAGAACTTGTTGATGCATACAAATATTTTTTAGAAATTCTTATCTTCGTCGGTATCACACCTGATGAATTCTTTGAAGCGTATAAACGGAAAGACACTGTTTTACACAGAAGAATTTCTGACGGGTATTAATGACATATAACCTATAATTATCTTTAATGCTTGTAAAGATAAAACACCTTCGTGAAGCTATTTCAAAATGCTTCAATGAACGACTTCTTCACGAAGGTGTCATCGATAATATTAAGGAAAAATCTAGTAGGTCACCGGAAGAGTGGGATGAAGCATTTGAAAAGCTTCAAGTTCTACCGCAAGCCAAACTAAAGCAATATCTTACATGGCTTGAACGTGTTTCACGTTCAAATAATGAACCCTTAAGAGATATTTCTCCCTTGGTCATATCATTTGATGATGCTAAAAATAGACAGAAACTTAAAGGTAAAGACGCTGATATTAATTCCTATAAGACCCCTGGGGATCTACACCGGAAGCTTGAAGAGCTTCCTGATGACTCTAAGATAGGTTTCAAGGCAGCATCTGGCGATGCTGATAAGGTTTATGAATCAGACAATTTTGTCATTCTGATGCCAAGAAGCGTGAATGCTTCGTGCGCGCTTGGGCGCGGCACGACATGGTGCACTGCAAGAACCAAGGGTGAGAATTTATTCTATAGTTACATAATAACTAATGATGTTATTCTTTACTATATTCTTGACAAACATGACGAGAGTAAAAAGTGGTCAATTGGCGTAGTATATGGAAAAATCAGGATGCCTAACCAAAATGATATAACAGTCGATCAAGATAACAATAAATTCGAGTTTAGTGATGCATTCGGTGATGAGCATAAAGAGATGCTTGCGGCGATCGAACGTCATGCGGCAAAAATAAAAGAACATCCGGCCCTAGTTGAGATTAAAAAAGCTGTGAAGTCGGTTCCTAGATTTAAAAAGCTTGTTAAGGGATTACGCCCGGCACCATACTTTAGCTTGCTTAATCAGATTAATGATCGCTATGAGGATGGCGGCGGGTATAGTATGTCTATGCTTACCAATGCCGCAGATTATAAACTATCAGATGACGTTAAGTCTTACGCTAAAAGTATATCTATGGCAAAGTTGGAGAAACTTGTTTTGAGCAAAAATGACAGCGACCGGATGATGGTAGCTCGGCACGCAGATGCAACACCTGATATGCTTGATAAGCTGGCAGATGACAGTTTTTTCCGTGTAATGGGTGCCGTCGTACGGCATAGGTCGACGTCAGATAGCACTCTAATGCGACTCGCAGATGCCGGGGACGATTTTGTAAGGTTGGAACTCGCCGGCAGAAAAAGACTCCCTCATGAAATCCTTGTCAAGTTTTCAAAAGATGAAGTGCCAAAGATCCGACGGCATGTCATACGTAGCGCGGATGTTACACCTGAAATACTGGCTAGTATGTTTGATGATGAGAATTTTAACAATAGAAGGTTGGCTAAAAGAAAATATAATAAAATAACTCGCAGCTGGGAGAAATAGTAAACAAAGTTTGTCACAATAATGGGAATTAAAAATCCCATATTTTATATAATTTCTTAATGATTATTGAGAAACATGACATTGAGTGGTTATATTCAAAAGTTGATGGCCTAAAAAAATTAGTAGAAGACAGATATTTTCCTCTTCACTATATTTTAGACGCTGGTGCTTATGTCGCTGGTGGATTTATACGAAAGCTTTTAAATGATGGTTCTACTAAGTGTGTGTTTACGCATTTTCTTAAGGGCGGTGATTTAGATGTTTTCTGCTATGACGAGAACCAAGTAAAAGCCGTAGTAGAAAGTCTAGAGAAGTTCGCAGTCAAAATCCAGTATAGTGAGCTGCCGTCGTATATAATATACGGTGGCAGCAGTCGCCGTCTACGTTGGTCTGAGACGCACGGAAAGCATGCCAAGCAAACAACAATAAACATGCCAGGTAGGCCAAGGATGACGATACAGGTAATAAAATCAAAGTTTGGAAATCCAGTGACAATGCTCAAAAACTTTGACTTTGTCAATTGCATGGTGGGATTCACGCTGCATAATGCGTACATTCATCCTGAGCAACAAGCATTAGAAAAATCAAAGACACTAAAAGCACTCCGGCCTGGAAATTATTTTCCAAATCGCATAAAAAAGTATTTCGTGAAGTATGGATATAAGACGATTGAGAAGAACACGCGCGCTCATTTGGTTAACTGGCTCCACAGTGAAACACAAAAAAAGCCATCGTCATATTGTGCAGCTGGCTTGATGAAGTTCGGGCCAGGTGTGTTGTCTGACGAAGAATTGGCTAGACTTGCTGGCAAATTTACAGTCGAAAACGAGGGCAGTTATGCCTTTAGGAAAGAGGGAGCCCCTATGCCACCTCCAGTAGATCTAATCAACGGTGAGATTGATCGCAGGAAGAGGGGTTTATACACGATCGTACCTGGCGCATTGGTTGAAGTAATAAAAAAGGGTGTTACAAGCTATAATGTTGTTATAAAATCAAACGGAAGGACAGATCAGGGAAATAAAATTTGGACAGTAACAACAAAAAGTGTACCAACTGATATCTCAGATGAGTTCATTACACGAATTGTGGATACAATAAGATGAACTCCTTTTCATTAATAAGGAGACTGATGGGGTGTATCTCATTAGTGATGAAGGTTTACATGAAGCATACAAGTCTAACATAGCAATGTTGCTGTTCGATAATATAAATATTACACCTCACACCGCGAATATACTTGCGGTTGCCATTTTAAACTTAACATTCGATTTAGAAAAAAATCGATAGCAACTACATAGAAAAAATATATGAAAGAGAAAAGTAATATTGTGTTGAAACCGACAAAATTCGTTGGCTTACATGCTCATGATGGGTTTTCGACTTTCGATGGCATGGGCTTACCCCAAGAGCACTTTAACTTTGTACTAGAAAATACAAAAGAGGAAGCTCATCGTAGCGCTCTTGCGATAACAAACCATGGCCACATGAATAGTTACGCTCATGCGTATCTTTTTGCAAAAGATTTAGAAAAGCAAGGCCGAAATTTTAAGTTCATTCCTGGATGCGAAGTTTATATGCATCCAGATCTCGATGAATGGCGCCGTCAGAAGCAAGCTTCTGATGAAACAAAGAAAAAATCTGGGAAAAAGCTGAAGAATGAGAATCAACATGGTTCGACGGTCGAGAATGAAGACGAATCAAAATTCTCAAAATTTTATGACCCTATTAAGAGACGGCACCACCTTGTCGTACTGGCAAAGACGTCTAAGGGCCTTACCAGTTTATTCAAGACAGTCTCTAGAGGATATTTAGAGGGCTTCTATAGGTTTCCTAGGATTGATCTTTCAATGCTTAAGGCGTGCAAGGGTGACTTTGTCGTGTCCACAGCATGTATAGGTGGCCCTCTAGCGTATGATATATTTTCAGAGTTTCCTAGTGCCTCATTTGAAGAGCTTATACCAAGCTTAGTCGATGACAATAATATCCGCAGCAAGGTTCTACAAAAGTTAGAAAATTCTGTTGATAGGCTCGTTGATGCAGTCGGCGAAGAAAACTTTTATCTAGAATTACAATTTAATAAGCTTGGGCCGCAACACCTTGTCAATAGAATGCTGATGGAGCTTTCTAAAAAGACAGGAATTCCTCTTATAGCAACTGCTGATTCACACTACTATAAACCAGAAGTATGGAAAGATAGGGAAATTTATAAGAAGTTGGGGTGGCTAAATTACGCTGAAATTGATCCTACACAGATACCTAAGAGTGTGGAGGACTTAAAGTGCGAGTTGTACCCAAAGAACGCGTCCCAGATGTGGGATGAATACAAGCGCTCACCAAAAGAGTTTTCTTGGTATGATGATCAACTAGTAGCTGATGCTATCGAAAGAACACACGATATTGCATTCAATCAAATAGAAGCAGTGGAGCCAGATACGAGAATAAAATTGCCATCGTATGTTGTACCAAAAGATACAACACCGGCCGCTGCATTAAGTGATCTATGCAATATTGGCATGCAGAAAATGGGTCTAGCTGGCAAAAGCGATTACGAAGAAAGGTTGCTTTTCGAGCTAGAGACGATTACAGAGCGTGATTTTTGTGAATACTTCTTGACTATGAAAGCGATTATGGATATAGCTGCAGAGCACATGCTCGTAGGGTGTGGTCGAGGCTCTGGTGCAGGTTCATTAGTTAATTATGTCCTTGGTATTACACAAATTGATCCCTTGAAGTATGACTTGATTTTTGAAAGATTTATTTCAAAATTCCGCCAAGGCATGCCAGATATCGACTCAGACGTCGGCAATCGTGACTTGCTCATTGGCTTGCTTAAAGATAAATTTGGTGACAGGAATGTTATTCCCATTTCAAACTACAATACATTCCAACTTAAATCACTTATCAAGGATATTTCTAGGTTCTTTGGAATTTCATTCGATGAAGTTAATATAGCTACAAAAACGCTAGACAATGATGTAAGAAAAGCTGTACTACGCCAGGGTGATGACAAGAACTTATTCCAGCTTAAGTTTGATGATGGCATCAAATATTGTAAACCATTTAGAGAGTTTATTGAAAAGTACCCTCATGTTGGTGAACCAATTAAGAATCTTTTTAAGGAGAATAAAGCACTAGGAAAGCATGCTGGAGGTGTTATTGTTTCTGAGAATGTTCCAGAGCAAATGCCTGTTATCCTTTCGAAAAAAGAACCTCAAACACCTTGGGTTGAGGGAATGCATTTCAAACATCTTGAGTCTCTTGGATGGGTGAAATTTGACTTGCTTGGTCTAGAGACGTTACGAATAATCCAGAGATGTATAGAGTTAATACTTCAACGCTGCGGAAATGATAAGTTAGAGCTTGAATTTAATGATGGTACAGTAACAGAAGTATTTTCTTTTCAAAAACTAAGATTAACCAATGGTCAATTAAAAATGGCTAAGCTGCTCAATGAAGATGATGATATTAAGTTACCGATAGAAATAATATGAAATGCCCTAAATGCGATAGAGAGTTTAAGAATTATAACGGCTTAACGACACATTTGGCACGGACACATTCAATAAACCGTGAAGAGTCGTATGTTTTAATTAAGCTTGGCGGCTTAGCGCCAGTATGTGATTATGATTCTTGCTCTAATAAGCCAAAATTTAGAGGCAATTCACGTGGGTATCAAAAATACTGCCCAGCTCATAGGGGAAAATGGCAAGAGGGCTTAACGAAAGATAATGATGAAAGAATAAAATTACGAGGCGCGTCTATCTCTAAAGCACAGCTTGATGGTAAGCATTGGGCACATAACCCGGAAATTAGAAAAGAGACTTGTTTAAAGATAAGCGAAGCTAGAGCATTGACAAAAAAGCCAAAAACTCCTGGCCCGTATGATGATCTTTCTAAAGGGCCCTCTTGGTCGAAGGGCTTAACAAAGTATACAGACCCAAGGCTAAAGAAAATATCCATTGCTGTAAAAGAAGGCATCAAAAAAAATGGGGGAGTTTGGTCGAAGGGTTTAACAAAATATACTGACTCTCGGCTGATAAAGTTATCAACCTCATTACTTCTGCCTCAAGATGAGATTGAAAAGAGGGTAAAGAAAAGAGAAAAAGATTTTAAACTAGTGACATCAACGCTTGACTATAAATCATATCAATCTCATCTTGAGGTAGAGTGTATCAAGTGCAAAACTTTACAAAGAAAGACGTTAAAAGCTTTAGATGAAGGCAGCCAATGTTATATCTGTTTTCCGCCTAGGAAGACGTCAAAAGCACAAGAAGAGGTTCTTACATTCGTAAAAAGTTTAGGTGTCAAAGCATTCTCAACCAGAGAAATAATTCAGCCTAAGGAAATAGACGTTTTTATTCCAGAGTTCAAATTCGGAATAGAATTTAATGGTTTATACTGGCACTCAGAAAAAGCTGGTGCGATATGCATATCACATCAGCAAAAAACGGAAATGTGCTCAGAACAAGGAATTAGATTACTGCATATTTTCGAAGATGAATGGCGAGACAAACGTTCAATAGTTGAGTCAATGATTTCACATAATTTAGGTATGTCGAGAAGATATTTTGCTAGAAAGTGTTTATTACAGGATTGCTCAAGGCAGCAAGCAAGTCAGTTTATGAATGAAAACCATTTAGACGGCAATGTAAAATTTAAGCATGCAATATCATTGTCGATGAATGGAGAAATATTAGGCGCCTTAACTCTAAGAAGAAAAGTGTTTAGCGTTGATACACACGAAATTGAAATTGCTAGACTAGCCTTTAAAAAAGGGACTTTTGTCATCGGTGGAATGTCTAAGCTTATTAGCGCTGCTATTAAGTGGGCAAAAAAAGAGAAATATACCCGTATAATCTCATACGCAGATGATAGATTTGGGTATACACATGCATACGACAAAGCAGGTTTAATTTTTGATAAAAAAACCGTTGCACGATTTTGGTGGACAGACTTTAATCATCGGTATAATAGAACGAAATATAAAGCACGAGATGGAGTGCCAGAAAAAGAAGTTGCTAGGGCCGCCGGTGTTTCTAAGATTTGGGGTTGCAAAAACTCTAAATATGTATTAGAATTATGAAATCAACTAAACATATTGAAAAGTATGCTTCTGGTAAAGTTTTTTTATGTAAGTATATTTTGAATAATGGGCATCTTCATAGAGAAGACGGGCCCGCAATTATTTTTTTTGGTCCATACAGCTATAATGAAGATTATTATCTGAGTGGCGTATTGGCCTCAAGGGAGTATTACCGCTTATACCTACTTGTTAAAAATGATTATAAAGCGTTAGAAAAAACATATGAGTGAAGTATCATTTAAAAGAGATCAACTTTGGCCTAGCGGCGAGTTATGTGTCCGTGAATATTTTATGAATGATGTTCTTCATCGAGAAGATGAGCCAGCTTATATGTCATTTAATAGGGACGGCAGCAAATATTACGAAGAATATTACAAGAATGGGTCAGCCCACAGGGAAGATGGTCCTGCCTGTATAATGTATCATGAGGATGGTACCATACAAGAATTGCTCTACGCTATCCAAGGTAACTACTTCTCTGTGGAAGAGTTTCGCGTATTTTTGCTGCTAATTACTAATTTTACTGCACTTGAGAAAACATATGGATAGTCATATATCACACTTCTATTTCAACTCTGGTGAAGTGGAAAGAGAGATGCATACACTAGGACCCCAGGGTGTTTTGCATAATGAACTTGGCCCTGCAATAACAGTATATCGCGAACCCGGAGCAGTACGTAGATATGAGTATGCCGTTGATGGCGAGCGTCACAGAGAAGATGGTCCAGCTGTTATATGTTACGGTACAAGTGGTAATATCGACGGTCAATTTTATTTCTTGAATGACGAAAAGATGCCAGTAGAGCATTATAGAATCTATTTGCTGGCAAACAATAATTTACATGCGTTAGAAAAGACTTACATAAAGCATGTATTATGTAATAATTACATATTTGAGAGATTGAAGGTCAATTTTATATATACGAACGTCGGCAATGGGCTGGCGACATTTAGCATGACAAAGAAGTAAGATGATAATAGTTATAAGACGCCTGGAGACTCTAAGATAGATTTTGAAGCTTTAAAAGAAACCTATAAATAGATAATAAGCACTTTTAATCTATAGTGTGCTCTTTGTTATTTAATGTATTAATATAATTAATAAATACAGTAGCAGTATTACTGGATTGGTTTTGTCAGGTAAAAGCCTAAAATGAAAGAAATTTTCTACGAAAATGGGAATGTTAAATATAGAGAGTTCTATCTTCATGGCAACCGCCATAGAGAAGATGGTCCAGCTTATGAATCTTTCTATGAAAATGGGAATGTTTATGCCAGACAGTTCTATCTTCATGGCAACCACCATAGAGAAGATGGTCCAGCTTATGAATCTTTCTATGAAAATGGGAATGTTAAATACAGGGAGTTCTATCTTCATGACAAATATCACAGAGAAGATGGTCCAGCTTATGAATCTTTCTATGAAAATGGGAATGTCTATATCAGACAGTTCTATCTTCATGACAAATATCACAGAGAAGATGGTCCAGCTTATGAAACTTTCTGTGAAAATGGGGATGTTAAATACAGGGAGTTCTCGATTCATGACAAAGAACTTTCCAAAGAAGAATTTAGACTTCATTGTTTGTTGATTGGAAACATGAAAGG